CTACATGTTCTGAGCCTGGGTCTGGGTGTAGGCGTCCAGCACCTGCCGGTCAAACTGCTGCTTGAATTCCTTGGTGCAGGGGAAGCAGACATCCCGGTACGTTCTCAGCAGCTTTCTGCTGGGCATGGAGACGAAGAGTCCGTTTTTGCCCTCCATGATCCGCACATTCCGGACGACAAAGCAGTTGTTCAGGGTCACAGATGCGGTGGCCACGGTGGGGCCTTCCCCGCGATAGGGGTAGATCCTCACCTCCAGTTCCATGGGGGTAGCTGCGTTGTTGGTACTCATTTCTTTCTTCCTCCTGTCGTTGATGTATTTTGGTCAAGCCGCTCCAGGGTGCGGCGAACCAACAGATCGTACTCCCAGGGCTCGATCTCCAGATAACAATAATCGCCGCGCTCTGTCAGCCCATCCGCCCGGAATTTGAGTACCAGGGGATGGCTGGAAGCGTGGCGTTTCCATTCCTCTAGGGGGACCCAGCCCGTGCCGCCAATATAGATCCAGCGAATGGCGGAATCCGGGTCACGGTTGATGCTCAGCCACAAATACTTATCCCGCAGGTGCTTGGAAAGCCGGTTTGAACGCGGGAGCGGCGTGATGGCGTCGGAGCAGAACTGATATCTCAGGTTGAACTGTTTGATACAGTCCTGCGTGGCAGACTTTGCTTCCGGCAGGTCCGCCCAGAGAGGGTACTGCCGGTAGTCGGAGGCCAGGATATCTTCGCCCGCTGTATCGAAGGGAAAGAGCGGTACACACCGGACGAGCTCCAGGATATGCATGCTGTCTGTCAGCCCAAGGCGCTTGTCCTTCGAGAGGGGAATCTCTCGATAAGAGCGGATTGCCTCCTCCAGGGTGTCAAAATGCTGAATGGTCCACCCCTTGCGGAACAGCCCTTTCCGCCGCAGGGACATATCGTCGATGGTGTAATAAAAAACCTTCACATTATCCCTCCATATTCATCCCATTCATGCCGGATGTATGTTGCTGCGATTGGTGTGCCAAGAGCTGCTCCAGCTTCACACTGGCCCACTCCGGCAGGAATTTCTCATCCAGCACCCCCACAAACTCGGCACGGTTCCAGCGGGTCGTCTCACCGTCGCCCAGGCAGGTACAGCGGATAGAGCGTCCGATGGCGTGGGGGCTGCAGCCAAACCCGTCATGGGCATACCAAAGCTGGTTTTCCTGAGACCAGCAGGTCTCCCGCAAAGTATCAGGACTCAGTACCAGCACCTTTCCCTGATAGTCCAGCTCGGACCGGGAATTGGCCAGACAGTGCTCCGGGCCAAAGAGGTTCAGCTCCTGATAGGCCCTGCGGAACTGGGTCACAAAGCCATCCAGTACAGCAGGGTGGGACTCCACAATAAAACCTACCCTGTGGCCCACATCGTCTGGAATGAAGGTACGCTGCGCCCACCGTTTGTTGTCCGTTCCGAAACGGCCGTCCCAGTTCTTTTCCTGGATGGTGTTGGCCAGCACCCAGTTCACCCGCTTGAAGCCGAACTCCTTTACCACTTCCTTGGCACAGTCTGCTTTGAGGTGCATTCCGTCAAAGCCCTGCCGGATACTCTCCTCAATGGCCTTTTTGCAGGCAATGTTGGCCTGATAGCTGGCCCGCCAGAGGGCGATATCGCCTTCCCGCCGGGCGGTATCCAGGCCGTGGGTGTAGAGATAGGTGTCATTCTTCAATTTCTTCATCCTCCTGTGCCAACAGCATGCGCAGGCCGTCCGGGTTGGCGCCGCAGTTCAGAAGGTCATTCAGGACATCCTCATCCACATGGTCCAGCGGATCCGAAACGTCAGCGGTGCGTGCAATTTCATTGCTGGCGTCCACCAACTGGAGCATCATGGAATCGATTTTTTCCTGGAATAGGTCAATCATTTGTAGAGCTTCTTTCACCGAGAGCTTGTCTCGGCTGAGCAGGACGCAGCCCTTTTGGACATCACAAATCAGTTTTTCGCTTCCAACCAGGCCGGACAGTACCTTGATAAGGGGAGAGAGTATCAAGCCGGGTTTATCTAAGTCCGGATAGATTACAAACTGCATAGCAAATACCTCCTGTCTTAAAATCGTCTATGCCGCATCCGGTTCGTGAATCAGCTTATAATCCCTCTCCTCCCCTTCTGAATCGCCAAAGGGGAACAGGGTAAATTGCTGACCGTCACGCTTCCATTTGCGCGGGTCATAGTTGGTGATGATCAGTTCCTCATACACGCTGTCTGCCGTCTGGGACATACTGTTGGGACGGGTGGTGTAGAAGATGTAGAACTCCTTGTAGAGCTTCAGAATGAACGGGCAGAAGTTGTAGGACACCATCACGCGCCCTTTGCACTTCATCAGTACGTCGTGGAGCCGCTGATGATCTTCCACCGGAAAATCCACTGGGTAGCAGTCTTCCGCCTGGTAATAGGGCGGGTCACAGTAGAAAAACGCATTCTCCCGGTCATACTGCCGGATCAGGCTCTCAAAGTCCTTGTTCTCAACCACAACATTGGCCAGTCTGCGGGAGCACTCCCAGATCAGATGGAAGAAGCGGCGGATATCGCACGGCTTTCCGGCAAACGCCTTTCCGCCCCCGCTGAAGCTATAGCGGATCAGCTTGAAGTAGTCCGCCGCCCGCCGGACGTCCCCCCGCGGGGAACGCTCCAGCAGCAGCTTCCGGATCATCTCCCGTTCCGGCGGTTTCAGATATACCTGGGTCAGCTCCAGCTCCTCCTCCAGGTAGTCGTCGGTAAACTCATCCTTTGAGAAAAATTTATGAAGCACCTCAAAATCGTCCCTGGAGTTGAGGGGGAGAAAACCCAGCTCCTTCAGCAGGGCCATCGTCCGGTTCTTGACACAGCAAAACAGATTGGTCAGGTTGCTGTTGTAGTCGTTGTAGACCTCCAGACAGCCCTTGCGGATAGGCCGGTCAAGGGTTACCGTCCCGCTCCCGCCAAACACGTCGATGAAACGGGGATACCAGGGCGGCGCCAACTTTCGGATCAGCCAGAGGAGCTTGCCCTTTCCTCCCACCCAGGGAATAAAGGACCTGGCGATACGCTCTCACCTCCCCGCCGGAAAACCGTCCAGGGCTTGCTCCAAGCCCTGAATCGCCGCATCCAGCCCGGCTCGCATTTTCTTCAGATTTCGGATGGTTGCATAAACTTCCCCTGCGGTCTGGGCATAGAAGTAACCGTTCCGGTCACTGGCAATGGGCTTGCACTCCTGCCGCAGACGATTGACTGCTTTCCTCAGTTCTGTGCCGTTGAGATTCAGAGTCCGCCCCAGTTCTTTTCCTCCCATACAGCGGTCCCGTCCAAGGCAGACCCCTTTCAGGTAGGACAGCACTCTCGCTTCCCGATTCATGGTTTTCCTCCTTTTCCGGGCCTGTTTTCCCGAAAAAGGGCACAAAAAACGGGGCCGCTTGTCCCTATCGGAAAAACGGCCCCTGTATGTGATATGAGATTGGTTACATGGTCATTGCCGGTCCATGCTCCGGCTTACTGTACTCGTAGTTGAGTTCTTGCCCATTCCAGGCAACATAGCCGTGGTCTGTGGCAGACAGGCCAAACTTCGCCATATGATGCTGGGCGTATGCTACGGTGTCAAAGCACTGGTTGAGCAACGGGTCCTGCCCGAGTATGCCCTCCTTGCGCGCCAACTCCGCACCGTATTGAGCGAAGTCCACGCCGCGGGGGATGAATTCATAGCAGTGGAGATTCTGGGAGAGGTCCAGAGCCTGGTCCAGCCGGTGGCAGTCCTCCAGCTCCAGCACTGCCTGCCATTTCTCCAACCAGTGGGCTTCCCCCTGGCCCTGTTCCGCCCAGACATAGCCGAAGTCAATGGCGTGCCGCACCAGTTCTCCGGCGGAGTCATACTGGGAGAGGATATTTGTGAGCTGGGGCAGGGCACAGTCCACATCCACCGCAATGCACTGCTCCAGGGTCTCCGCATCCAGGGCGTCCAGCCCCAGGAGCAGTTCATCCGGGTGAGCGGTGTCCATGTATTCTCCCGTGTCAGGGAAGCCCACCCAGACACCTTCCAGGTTGCTCCGGCTGGCCAACTTAATCCGGATGGCATAGTCGCCAGTCGCGGGCAGTACGGCATCTGGTTCCAATTCGGGGAGCGAGTGGCCGGGGCTGATGCGTTCCACATAGTGGCCCTCCAGAAAACATCCGTCTCCGCTTTCCCGATAGGCAGTCCCAACAATCTCCGGGTCAAGATAACCTCGTGCTGGGCGAGTAGGGATGTGAATATGCTCCATAACGAATCGCCCCAGGGCTACATCATCATCCGCACCATAGAGGAGTCGGTATTGATCCAGTCCGATCAGAACCCGGAGGGTCTCCTCAACGGTCTGCGGATGCTCCAGCTGCATAGCGCCCTGAAACAACAGTCTCTCTTTCACGGTCATGCTTCCGAACCGCTGCTCCAGCCAGTCATGCTCAGACTTGCCCATCTCCATACCGTCCAGGGCATCGAAGAGGCTGGCCCTCATAGTCCCACCTCCATGCTCGGACCGCCCTGGCTCTGGGAATAGCTCACATCCAGATCACTGTGCTGCACCACGTATCCCCTGGAGGTAAAGACGCCGCCCTCTTCCATCCTGGCCTTGCGGCCGATGGCCCCATAATCCAGCAGTTCGTATACCTCCTCCGGCAGTCCGGCCGGCAGGACTGGGAAGTCGTTGTCCACATAGAAATGGCCCAGCTGTTCATCATTCCCGGCCTCTGCAACCACATGGCAGCAATCCACACTGTTGGCCAGGTCGATCAGACGGTTCAGGGGCAGCTCCTCCATCCCCTTGTCCAGATCCATGCGGACAAGGCCCTCAAAGGAGGCGTTTTGCCAGGGTGTCAGGTCTGCCAGCTTACAGGCCAGCAGATTCAGCTCCGTCAGCTTCATATCCTCCGGCAGATGCCCTGCCAGGTAGTCCCGGCCGCAGTAGTCCGAGATCTCCACATAGAGCGGCTGACCGGTATTCAGCTCCAGCAGGAGGCCGTTCAGCTTTTCCTGTTCCATGGGCAGATCCGTCAGCCTGCCCAGCGGGCTGTCCATTTCCAGCGGGCTTACATATACAGAAAAGGTTTTCTTCAAAGCAATCACTCCTCGCTCGGGCAAAATAATGGGGCGGGATGATCACTGCATGGTCATTCCGCCCTGGGTGTGTTCCGTGGGGTCAAAGTTCTCCTCGGCGCTGAGCCGCTCCTCGACCGCCTTCATGTATGCGTCATAACACCGGGAATACTCGGCGTAGTTTTCACCGCCGATCTCCTCCAGAAATTCCTGCTTGAAGCCCCAGAGCGGGTATTCGCAGAAGCCGCTGTATTTCCGCAGCCCGGTATCCACCGCGATTCCCTGGTTCAGAAGCTGCTGCGCGAAGCGGCAGTTGTTGGTGTCGATGTAGGCGCTGTTTTTCAGCCCGATGAATTCCCCGAAGGAGACCGTAAGGGTTGCATAGGGTTCCATGCCATAGGGCTCGTCCACGATCTCATCCAGAGCAATGGCCAGGCCGGGCAGTTCCTGGCCCATGAAGTCGCGGACGGAGTAGAGTTCCACTCTTGGCTGCAGTTGTACGCGGTTGCCAAAGATATCGGTAATTTCAAGTGTCATATCGGTTCCATCTCCTTTTTAGCCGATGGTCATTCCACCATGCTGCTGTGATTCGTAACATTTGGGGTCTGCTCCCGGCACATTCCACCCACACATACTTCCGGTGAGCATGGCCTGCTCCTGAGCGGGTGTAATACCACGCTTTTTGTTGTTGTAATCGGCCAGGCAGCGGTTTTGCTCCGGGCTGTCCGTATTCCAGTCGCTCACGTAGTATCCGCTCTCGCCCCGTTTGATACAGATCAGGGTTCCGTCGCTGGGCAGCACCGTCCAGCACAGGTCCGGCAGGCGGGATTGTGCGTCCGGCGAGAATCTCTCCGTCTCTGTCTGAATACTCCAGTCGCTCGAATTCCAGAGGCTGACATAGAGTTCCCCTTCATCCAGTTCGATGGGGCGCTGCTCGAAGCCCTCGCCCCAGCCATCTGAGGCTTGGCCTGAAATGTATTCAGCCAGGGCTTCTTTTTCCTCCGGCAGAAGTTCACCAATTACCTTGCACTCCGCCACGCCCCAGAGCTGTCCATCCCGGTCTTCCACCTCAAATACCACTGACTGTACCTTTGCCTCTACACCATCCTGCTTATCATACCAGTGCATCAGGCCCCGGGCATCCTCCTCTGACGTCCGGTTTTCCAACAGTGCGTCCCGGATATTACCCGCAAACTTCCGAAGCTCCCGTCCATCCAGCTCATTGCCGTACTCCTCCATATCGCCCCAGTCATCGCGGCCATAGAGTTGGGCTGTGAGAGGCATGTAGAACTTCAGTGTCTGAGGCTCCAGAGGCAGAACCCTGAAGCGGTCCTCGCCGAAAATTAAGGCAAGCCCGCTGCCGTTATCCCACTTGACGTGGAACTGTCCGGCATCATCGATGTCTTCCAGTGTGCCCATACTGCCAGGGGCAATCGGGTACGGATCGCCTTTCATCTCGATAAGCCGGATACGGCTCCCCTTGGGATATTGATCCCGCAGGAAGTCCAGCCATTCCTTTTCCACAGTCACTTTACATACCCCCCATATTCATATTTTGTGCGGAGCTGCTCTGTACCAGCTCCTGATGCAGCTGATCTACCGCCTCGTAAATGACCGGATCCGTTTTGAAGCTTTCCAGCTTCTGATAGTCTGTAAAGAATCTCTGATCCCCACCTGCCATGTGGACGATATCCACAGTTGCGATGGAATCCTTGGTGACGCCGAGGCGTTTCTCCAGGGTGTCACAGTTCTGGTAGATCTGGATCGCCTCCTCCAATGTCAGCTCACAGAGAAGCTGCTCCTGGGCGGTGTTGTAGTCTGTCAGCACAAACCAGGCGTAGGTGTGGGGGAGGGATGGGTCTGCTGCATCCCGAAGCATCTGTGCCCCCTTCTCCGTCAGGCCATAATCGCACACCTGCTTGGGATTTTCCTCGCCGGCAAAACCCAGGATGATATCATCCACAGCCTTTTTGACCTGCGGGCTCTCGGTAAGGGTTTCATACCGGAATCCTGTCGTATTGCGGTACGGCAGTTCCTCTCTGATGGTTCGGAGATACTGCTGTGGGTCAGTAAACTCCTGCTTGGTACCATCTGCATAGGTCACCCGGCCTACCAGCTTTACCTGATGGGCCAGCTTCTGCTGCTGCTTATCATAGCAGTACAGGTATCCCTGGTAATCGCCGGGACTGGGGGTGCAGCGCAGACAGTAGCGGTAGCGGCCTGTCTCCACCACGTAGCCGAAGCTGCGCCCATCTCTGGTGATGGCTCCGCCGTTCTGGGCACAGAAGCTGCGCATCGCCGTCAGATCTTTCAGCGGCCCATCCGTCCGAAGGGTATCCACGATGGTTTGCAGTTCATCCTTAAACTCCGGGGTGTTGAGCTGATCCTCGTTGTGGGGCCACCAGGTATGCCAGAACTCCTTCCCGTTGTGGCCGAAATCCATACGGATATGTCCTACCGTCCCCAATGCCTTGTCCTGTTCCGCGTCCAGTTCCGAATAGAAAAGGCCCGCCTCCTCAAGGGAAGCGGGCCTCAACAGGACTCCGTTTTCACTTGTTCTCGCTGCGTGTTGGTTCATCGGTTTCACCTCCTTCCTCTGGTAAGCACACAACATACCACACCGTGGGAGAAATATCTACTGCATTTCCATCACCTCCTTATCTGTTCTGAACTTGCGGCCATCAGCGTCACATAGTCGGTTCCAGGCCAGGGCTATCGTATTCGTCCAGGCTTTGCATGAACCGTTCCCTATAGTCCGGCACCAGCTCCTGGATCCTGTCTTGGATTTCTTGAATAGCCTTCTCCTGTTCTCTGGATAGCTCACAGCTGAATGCCACATAGGAGCACTGCTGATAGATCTCTATGAGCTGCTCAGGCGTAAACTGCCGTTCATAGGGAACAAGCCCTGACCGGACCGCAAAGTCCTGCTTTGCTCCAGAATAGTCTCCTTCGTAGTAATGGCCTTGGTTGAGACCGGAGTGGTTAAAATCCCAATCCCAGGTGACAAATTTAGCGCCGTGGTCTGTCTGCCGTCCAGCCAGTACTGTACCATTGAATTCGATCAGTGCCCTGTACGGCTCGTGTAGCCCAGCCGCGTTGAGGATAGACGCTCGCTCCAACAATGTCATGTATTCCTGGACAATTGCGGCCGAATCCGTGACCCTTCTGCAGGCCGCCTCTCGGTCCAGAGTAGTCACATCATCCTGGTTGTAGAAAACGCTACCGCCTGCATTAACCCGGCACAATCGTCGGCCTTCATACTCCACAGGGAGGTGGCCATCCTGTTCCGGTTGCGTGGTGAACCCAGACTGTCCCAAGACAATCCCCAGTTCGTTAAAATACAATTCCTTGTTCATTTTCCGACCTCCTTGGGCTGGCGCCCTTTTTGGTTTTTGGGGGGAACAAAAAAAGGGCGCTGCTTTGATGATCATCAAGACCAACAAAACGGCGCCCTCAATTTCGTGAAATATTTGCATATGAAAAACGGCGCCCTTTTTGAAAATGATTCCTTCAAAAAGGGCGCCGCATGGTTTTGTCTTTGCCAGCTGCTGAAAAATGGGGGTTCGAATCCCATCAGTTAGGGGGAAACAGCGGTTGGCATCTATGGAAGAATCCATGGATTTTCGGGCTAAAAAAGCCCGGAAACGGTTGATGCCACTGGCTTTTCGCCAGTGGCATCTATACCGTTTTGATTTTATGGTGACCCGTCGGGGATTCGAACCCGGCATATTATTTCGCTTAATCGGCTGTGGCTCTAGGTATCCTCGGAATCTGTGTGTAAAATCGTGTGCAAAATGTTGCTGAAATAGGCGTCTACCTGCTGGGCAGCTTCAGCACTCTCGGCGCTCATTGTGTGCTGATAGACGGTCTTGAGCATGTTGTCAGTGGCATGCCCCATGCGCTCCTGGGCGTACTTGTTTGGGACGCCCAGAGCCAGCATGACCGAGGCATTGATATGCCGCAGATCGTGGAAGCGGTAGTGCTGCACACCGGCTTTTTTGCACACGGCCTGGAACCGGCAGTACAGAGAACGCCTGGTGAGCTTCACAAGGTGTTCGCCTGGCTTGGGATCCATCAGGCTCCTGATATAGTCCGGGAGCGGCAGATCCCGCTGGGAGCCATAGGTCTTTGTGCCCTTCTCGCCCTCGTCCACCAGTGCCCGGCGGATATGGAGGACGTTTCCGTCTACATCCTCACCCTTCAAGCCCAGGATCTCCGACATCCGGAGGCCAAGCCAGACGGCCAGCAGGATGGGCAACTCCTCCTTTGTGCTCCTGGCGGCTGCCATGATGGCCTGCACATCCTCTCCAGACGGCACGGCTGCCTCATAGCGCTTCTTCTGCGGCAGTGTGGTGCGCAGCACCATGTCGGGCCGATAGACGGCCAGAGCAGCGCTGAGGAGGCCGTGGGCGTTTCTCACGCTCTTTGGCGACTTGTCCTTGGCCATCTTGTTCACGGCCCGTTGGACGGCTTCCTGCGTCAGCATGGACAGGCGGATACCCATCAGCTCCTGGAGGGCGTGTTCCCGCAGCCGCTTGTACCCAGCTACGGTGGCAGGGGAGAGGACGCTGTCCTTGCTTTCTATATAGCGATCAATGGCATCCCCTACGGTCATGGCCTGAGGGGATTTATTCTTATGGATAATCCCTGCCTTCAGAGCCAGGGCCTTGGCGTGAGCCACAGCGGGATCCTGATCTACCACACTGATCCGCTGGCCATTGACCATCACCTGACAGCGCCAGGAGCCGGATGGAAGCTGCACCGGCGTCGGATTCTTCAGCTTTGCTTTCATTTCCAATCTCCTTCTCTTTGCATGGAGAGTAAAATGCTTTTTGTGCTGCTGCATACGATAAGGTGAAAGGGTTCCAAGACTGTACAGGTTCATAAACATGTGAAAGGGCCGCCCAAAATGGGCGGCCCTTTCGGATGATTTTTCAAGTGCCGGCAAGCGGCTAAGTCTTTTACAGCGCCGGTAAACGGCTCTGTTTGCTTAATCATCCTATCACAGGATATGCAAATTGTCAAGTTTGTTGCATGTCCTCGTACACCCAATTATTTCTTTTCGTAAGTATAAAGCTCTTTCACTTTTTGGTCCAGTTTGTCCAATGCAGCATCAGAGAGATGGATGCTTGCCAGAGAATCAGATGGATAAAGGGGATCGTAAATGCGAATTTTACTGACTGTAGTGATCTGCCCGACTAGCGCTATGCTGCCACGTTTCATTTTCCCAATTTCTTTCTCGAGCCGCATCACATTTAATGCCTTGCGTTTCCAAATTTCCAGTTGTTCTCGCAATACCATAATCTCCGTGCGTCGTTCTGCCAGGCGGATCTTATAGTCAGGTGCGGAAGGATCAAATGGATTCGCCTCTATTTTGTCAAGTTTTGCAGACAAGGCATCCTGAATTGCTTTTATATCAGCGGTCGCAGCGGTCAGCTTTTCGCTCAAGGTCAGATAAATCTCGTCTCCAAGACTAATCTTAGTAAAGTGCAAATTGTCCAAATCAGTGCTTTCTTTAATTGAAGTGAGGGGTATAATGGTGACGGTGTTAGAGGACAGTGCATTTTTCACATCCAACACAACAGCATAATGCAGGCCACCTTCTTCACTTCCGATTCGGTAACCGAGATGAACTTTTACAATAGAACCCCGCTTATAACGAACCAGCTTTTTAGGGTCAAATTCATCTTCTTTACGGAGAAAACGAACATAGTCACTGATCCAGTAGGATAAAACGCGACACCGCTTTGGATCGAGAGAGTCTAAAAAAGCAGATAGATCATCAAGTGCTTTTTCCTTTAGCTCATTTGGCTCCAAGATTATCACACCTTTCAATTATCCTAAATACCTGGGTGGAGGTGTTTTTAGCATGGCCGGGGCGAAAGCCCCGGCTCTTTTTATGTTTCAGACCATGTCCGGGGGTGATCTTTCACAGGCCACCACTTGTCAAATGCAATTATATGTATCGCTGGAGAACTTCTGCAAGCTGGTCGTGATAGCCTTTGAGGTCATAGATATCTGCGAGAGGGTACTTGATGTCTTTTTTGTTCTCATCTGGGATAATTAGTGTTTTGAGATTCTCGGTTAGGCGAAGCCGACAGATCCACTTCCTGGTGTTCGCTTTATACAGGATGTTGATATACGATTCGGTATCCTTATAGGTAATGTCATGGATATCTACAATATCAGACAAAAGATTCTTGATAATGAAAAAGGCCTCCAACTCTTCTTCGGTTGTGACAATGTTGGGGGCCTTTTTCTCATCTTCCGGCTGCTCTGTAACAGTGGTAGCAGGTTCTTCAGCTGTTTTGCTGTCACTGATAGAGACGTTGCCCCCGCTGCCTCCCAAGGCAGTTTTGATCTTATCATTCATCATTTCACTGATAAGATCGTTGAGTGCTTTTTTTAAAATGGGACGGAATTTTTCCAAAACACTTTGCGTTTTCGGGGCGGAGTAGCAATCCTGGAGGAAAAAGCGGAGAAGATCGTCAGAGGGGTTATTGAGCTGCTCGGTGAAAACTGACTTGAATTCGTGAACATATTTTAGCTCAGATGCGGTGCTAAAAATGGAGTCAATATCAAAAACAGACTTACAGAATTTTTTGAGTTCAGGAACCTGATTTTCCCGGATATCAAGAATATTGATAGTCAGGAAGGGGTCATCATCCATTTTGTTTGGGTTATCCAGATCCGTATAGAAACGATATACAATGCCATTTGTAAGGATAGCGAACTTTGCGGTAGTTGTTCCAAAATAACGGAACAACTGAGAGTCGTGCCTATCCAGGTTTTCAGATATCGACTTGCACTCTATGAGGATTACCGGATCGCCATCTTTGATGATGGCATAGTCAACTTTCTCACCTTTCTTAATTCCCACATCTGCAGTAAACTCCGGGACAAATTCCTGAGGATTGAAAACATCATACCCGAGCATGGAGAAAAAGGGCATGATAATGGCCGTTTTTGTGGCTTCTTCTGTGGAAATTGAATCTTTCATACTCTCCACACGCTTTGAAAACTGCTTTAGTTGGTCAATAAAATCCATGCTAAATCCTCCATCCTCTCTCTTTTTGTGTCCAACTTGGACACTTTTTTATTTTATCTTCCGCCGCAGTTCTACCACCACGCCGATGATCTGGACGGGAAGGGATTCGATCTCGCCGGGGGAGTAGATGCGCGGAGGATAAACCGGATTGGTGGGGCGCAGCTCCAGGCTGCCGTCCCCTTTTATCATGACCTGCTTGAGGGTGGCCTCTTCGCCGTTGACTAAGACGGCGCAGTCGTCGCCGCTCTCGCAGGTCGTTTCTTTGCGGAGGATGACAGTGTCTCCCTCCAGATAGCGGGGGTACATGCTGTCCCCTTTGACCCGAAGACCAAAATACTGCCGGTCGCCGGAGCCCCAGGCCGCCGGGATCTCCTCCCAGTCCAGAATGTCCTCAATGGCCTCCAGTGGGATGCCGGCCGGGATGGTGCCAAGTACGGGAATACGGATGCCGGCAGAAGAACTACCAGAAGCCTCGCCCAGCAGCTCGCTGGTGGTCACCCCAAGGTAGTCAGCTAGCATCTGTACCTTGGCCACAGAGGGGATGCTCCCCTTTTTTATGTTGTCCATAAAATTACGGCCAGCGCCGCTTGCTTCGCAGGCAGCAGTTGGGTTTGTACCCTTGGCTTTGCAGATGGCCTTTACATTTTGCACAAAAATATCAATGTCCAAGGGAAAACACACCCTTATATAAAGAATTTGACAGAATGACAAAAAACATAAATTTAAGGATATTGAATTGACAAACATAAATTTACGGATTATGATTATGCCAGAATGAAACCACAGGTTGCCGGTCGGGTAGGTGTCCGCCGAATTTACGGAGTGCAAACCGCCTGTTGCCAGGCAGCAGGGCGATAATTCACCTCGTCGTCAGTAGGCATAAAGTTGAGGGAACGGGTGAAACCAGAAGTAGCCTCGGAAATACCTTCCATGAGGCTATTAGCTTCGCGCAGGGCAGAGCCAATGCCTTCGTAGTCACAAAGGGCCTTAGACATGCCAGAAATACCGATGGACATCCAAATTGTTACTCTGCTACAAGCAGGGACGGGTCATTTCTGCCCGCCTCTCATAGTTACCTATGAGTTCAGACTGTGCCTTCATCCCGGTGGGATGCTCCGTGTCCAGTCGTTACGCCTTCCCTCTAAAGGGCTCGGCTCGGCGTAGCCTATCGCCGGAAACCTGTGGTTTTATTCTATCACATGGAAGAAATATGAACAAGCCCCAAAGGAGGTGAGGCTGTATGAGGATCAAGGAACTTAGAGAGGCCATGGGGTTGACCAGGGTACAGTTAGCGGATCGTCTGGGCGTTTCGGTTGTTGCTGTGCGGAAGTGGGAGCTGGGTATGGCAAAGCCCAATGCGGACAAACTCCCGGCATTGGCTGATCTGCTTCACTGCACTATCGACGCCCTCTATGGCCGGGAAATATCCAAGGATGGAAACTATGCGGCGAGCTGAGAAAGAAGGTGAGCGGGGATGGAAATGCGGATTATTGGGACCCCAGATGAAATTGCGGCGTTTGTAATGGAGCTACAAACGCCGCAGGCGGACCTGAATAATCAGGTTATGAATCAGATTGCTGATGCTCTGGATCAGAAGCTGCACGCTGGTATTCCTGGAGCATGAGCCGGCATACCCTGGCAGACAGTTTTGTGACGGCGTTAGCCATCGCTTCCGCCCCCTGGCCTTCGTCGCTAGCATTAAGCTGTTCCAATACGGCTCTCTCGATTTGATCCAATTCGTTGGTGCTCAACTGACGCATAATTTCACCTCCTCCCTACCGCCCACATTTTACCACTGGCGGTGGAGGGGAGCAAGATACAGCCATTTGACGCCCTCTATGGCCGGGCCAGGCCGGAAGAGCGGGAGGCCAGCTGATCTTATAACCATTTTACCCCAATGAGGAGGGAATAACCATGCCGGAGGAGAACCGGAATACTTACAAAACCTATCGTAAGGCTGCCGGACTGACGCAGGAAGCGGCAGCGGAGCGGCTGGGCATCAGCGTGGAGAGCCTGAGGGCATATGAGACCGGCCAGCGGATTCCATCCAATGATGTGGTGGAGCTGATGTCCATTCTGTACAACGATCTGAGCCTGATCGTCCGGCATGTCCATTCCACAAATAACCTGTATAACCGTGTGGTGCCGGAGATCCAGCCCAAGTCCGTTCTGGAGGCCAGCGTGAAACTGGACAATCGCTTTGATGCCTTTATGGCTGCCAACAGCCTCCGGCGATTACTTAGGATCGCAGAGGATAACATTGTTGATCCTACCGAAAGGTCGGAGTTTGATTCCATTCAGGAGAAGTTGCAGGGCCTCATGGAAAGCATTATGGAGCTGCGGTGCGCCCGACAGGAAGGAGGAACAATATGCCGAGAGTTGCCCTGACCGCCGCCCAGCGCGAGGCGGCCAAGATCGCGGACAGGCACAAAGCCCTGTCAGATGGCTTGCTGATCTATAAGGCCGTCCATCGGATCACCTTTGCCCAGCAGGCCAAGGCTCTGGGGATCAACCCAAGGACCCTGAGCAAGGTCATCAACGGGGAACCATGCCAGCTGCCTCTGCTGGCCGTCTGGCGGATGCTGGACATGGCCGGGCTTTCTCCCGACAAGAAGGAGGGTGGGCCCGGTGCGAAGGCATAAAAAGAGGCCCCGCTGTCTGCGGGCACAGACAGCAGGACCAAACAATGGTTTCGTGCATGAAAACCATAATTATGATAACACAAAAGGCCTGAATTTGCAAGGGGAGGGATCAAAATGTGGAGCACCAATCAGTGGCAGCCGCTGGATCTGCGGCGGAGGGCCCAGCTGGGGCCATTTGACGGCGAGTTGATCGTCCTGCACATGATCCCCAAGACGCAGGCCCGCAGCGAGCGGTATTATGTTGGGCGTATGGAAAGCTTCCAGGGACATACATACTTGAGAGGCTGCGGCTCCACCGTGACCATGGCAGGGCTATGCAAGCATTATATCTTGCGGTGGGTCAGGCTGCGAGAGGACGGTGAGCCATGACGGAATATCATTTCAATGCCGAGCTGGCTCAACACCATGGAGTGAATGGAGCCATCTTCCTCCACGCCATGGCCTTCTGGATTGCCAAGAACCAGGCCAACGGGCGGCACTTTCACGAGGGACGTACTTGGACATACAACACTCTGGAGGCTTTGGCCAAGCTGTTCCCGTTCTGGACCCGCCGGCAGGTGGAGCGAATCGTGGCCAAGCTGAGGGAGGAGGGAGTACTGCTCACCGGTAACTTCAGCCAGGACAAGACGGACCGGACCGTGTGGTACGCCCTGACGGACAGTGTGCTGGAGGTGTATGGACTCCTCTCAGTTCCCATTTCACCGGAAGGTGATATGGAGCCGCCGGAGCTGGAAGCACCGGAAGCGCCCATTTCACCATCTGGTGAAATGCATTTCACCGAATCGGGACAACCATTTCACCAGACGGGGAAATGTAATAAGGAAACAGTTACTGACCAGTTAGATAATATACCCCCTATAGTCCCCCAAGGGGACAAGCCCGTGCGAAAAAAGCGACAGCGGAGTCCAAAGTCGGAGCCGACCTGGAAGCCGGAACGGTTCGAGGCATTCTGGAACTACTACCCGAGAGGGGAGGACAGGATGGGAGCAGTGGCGGAGTGGGACAAGCTCCGGCCGGATGATGCCCTCATTGACCGAATGGCCCGGGCGCTGGTCCGGCAGATGGCCAGCGAGGAGTGGCAAAGAGGCATCGGCATCCCCTACGCCTGCCGGTGGCTGCGCAAGCGCCGGTGGGAGGACGTGCCGTCCCAGCTGCCGGCGTCTGGCTCTCCGGCTGTACAGGTGGTGCAGCGTGAGGAGGTGCCCACATGGTGAGCCTGGAGGCCAACGACCGCCTCTCCAACCAGGAGGCCGTGCTGGGTGCGCTGCTCATTGAGGACAAGCTGATCGGACCGGTGCTCAGCAAGGTGTCGGAGCGGGACTTCCTGGATGATACCTACCGGCAGATTTTCCTGGCCATCCGGGCCCAGTTCGTCAGCGGCAGGCCGGTGGACCCGGTGACCGTCCGGGACCGGCTGGGCGGGGGAGAGGACTGGAGTAAGCTGCTGATCCAGATCATGGAGGACACCCCCACCGCCGCGAACATCTGGGAGTATGTGCCCCGGATGCAGGAGCAGGCCCGGGTGGTTCAGGGCCGGGGGATTGCCCAGGAATTGGCCGAGGCCCGGGATATGGAGGAGCTTCGCCGGGGGCTGGACAAGCTACAGGCCCTCACCGTGGAGCGGCAGGACGTGCGGAGGATGAACATGGAGCAGATGCTCCAGTCCTTCTGGCAGCGGCACACCACGCCCCACCGGTACATGACCTGGGGCCTGTCCAAGCTGGACGAGCAGCTCTTTGCGGACCTGGGGGACATGGTGGTGCTGGGGGGCTACCCCTCTGCCGGTAAGACCGCCCTGGCGGTGTCCTTCGCCTACCATCAGAGCGAGGCCAAGCGGGTGGGATTTTACTCTCTGGAGACCAGCCGTTATAAGCTGGCCGACCGGCTGATCTCCAACATGGCGGGGATTGAGATGGCTGCCATCAAGCGGGGTTCCCTCACGGAGGAGGAGTGGGCCCAGGCGGCCGACGCGGCTCCCAAGATTATCAAGCACCAGCTGGAGCTGGTCGACGCCTCCGGCATGACTGCCAGTGACATCCGTGCAGATGCCCTGGCCAACCGGTACCAGATCGTCTATGTGGACTATCTCCAGATCGTGGAGCCGGAGACCAGGAAGGCCAACCGCACCGAGCAGGTGTCCGCCATCAGCCGGACGTTTCAGCAGATGGCCCACGGAAACGGTGTGCTGGTGGTGGCCCTGTCCCAGCTGACACGGTCGGAAAAGACCAGGGACGAGAGCAAGTATATCGAGCCCACCATGAGCGACCTGCGGGAATCCGGGCAGATCGAGCAGGACGCCGACGCCATCCTGCTGCTCTACCTGGAGGACCCGTCCAAGCCCAACGAGAGCCGCCGGGTGCTCAAGCTGGCCAAGAACAAGGACGGAGAGCGGGGGCGGATGTACCTCGCCTTTGACGGGGCCTATCAGCGGTTCCGCCAGTCCGTGGTGGATCAGGCGGCGCCCAAGGTGACTCCCTTTAAACGGCCCAGGCAGTACAAGCAGGTCAGCTTTGCAGACAGCTTCTGGGAGGGGATCTATGCCGACGATCCAGATGACCCTTTCAGGCCGACCGAACAAAATCAGACCGGTGGTGCCGACGGGCAGGCAAAGCCGGAATAAGCAAAAGGAGGATTTTGAGCATGAAAACCTTTGCAATCGTGAATCGAAAGGGCGGGGTGGGGAAGACCACCACCGCTGTCAATCTGGCCTATGTGCTGGCCACCAGCTGCGGCCTGCGGGTGCTGCTGGTGGACGCCGACGGGCAGGCCAACGCCACCCAGATTCTGCTGCCTCCCGGCGAGTACGCCGGCCTGGGCGCTCTGCTGCGGGGGTACGCGATCTGCTACGACGAGCTGGCGATACATACCGATGTACCCGGGCTGGACGTGCTCCCGGCGGCGGAGGACCTGTGGGCTCTGGATCTGGAGGCCGCCGGGGGGGACCGGGGGCGGTGCTACCGTGCTGTGCGGGATATGCGGGAGGCCATGGAGGAGGACGAGGCCTATGACGTGATGGTCATAGACTGTCCGCCCAACCTGTCCGCCGCCTGTGTGTCCGCCATCCTGGCCAGCGACGCCGTCATTATCCCCGTGCTGTCCGACGCCTGCTCGGTCACCGGCGTGGGTGATCTGGTGGATCAGATCGCCAGCCTGCGCTCCCTCCATCCGGAACTGCGGGTGGCCGGGATTCTGGTCAATCAGTGGCACCGCAGCCCGGTGGTGGAGGATTCGGTGGCCTACCTCCGGGAGGAGGGACATGTGCCGGTCTACGATACCGTGATCCGCCGCACCGACAAGGTACCGGAGAGCTCCTGGGCCCGGATGGCGGTCCAGCAGTGGAGTCCCTTCTGCTCAGCCGCCCGGGATTACCGGGCCTGGGTGGCGGAGCTGCTGGAAAAGGAGGGCATCAAGCATGAAGGCTAATTTAGGTCGGATTGTTGCCCAGTCTATGACCAAGGCTGCCGAGGGTCGTACCATTGAGGTGATTACGGGGGAACTTTTAGACGCCAAGCGGGCCGGGGGAGAGGCAATCCTTACCATTGGCCGGTGCCTGATCGAGGCAAAAGACATGCTCTCCCATGGCGAGTGGTTGCCATGGCTCACCGAAAAAGTGGAGTTTTCTCCGCGCACAGCTCAGAACTTTATGCGCTTGGCACGGGAGTGGTCAAATACGAACGCGCTTTCCGATTTGGGGGCCTCCAAAGCATTGGCGCTTTTGGCTTTGCCACCGGAAGAACGAGATCAGTTCATGGCGGATCATAATGTCATCGACATGAGTACTCGCCAGCTGGAGCAGGCCATCAAAGAGCGGGATGAGGCAAAGGCCGCCGCCGAACACGCCGCAGCGGATCAGCGGGCTGCGGAACAGGCCCGGGACAAGATGGCGGAGGATATGAAGTTCCTCAATATCCGTTTGTCTGGAGCCAACGAGGATCGGGAGCAGGCCATGCAGGCCGTTGCCCGTCTGGAGGCGGAACTGGCCGAACTGAAGGAGAAGCCGGTTGAAGTGGCCGTGGAGACGGTGGTGGATCAGTCTGCCATCGACAAGGCCAGGGCCGACGCCATCGCCGAGATGCAGGCTAAGCTGGATAAGGCCAAGGAGGCCAAAAAGAAGGCGGAGGAGCAGCGGCAGGATGCAGAAGTGGCCCTGGCCGAGGTCCGCCGGAAACTGGAGGAACAGTCCAAAGCGGAGAAGAAGGCCGCCATGGCAGGGGATAAGGAACTGGCCCAGTTTGAGGTGTTGTTCAACCAGGGCCAGGAGCTGGCCAACAAGCTGCGGGGCCTGCTGATCAAGGCCCGGGGCAGAGTGGACAAGACCGCCGCCCAGGGCATGGAAAAGGCCCTGCGGGCCTTGGCAGATGCCATTGGGAGGTGTGCGGAATGAATACTTGGTATGAGCAGGCGGAAACCCGCCTTAAGGAAGAATACGACAAGGTCAAAGGCCAGAAGGAGTCCGCCATGAAGTCCGCTGTCCGGGATGCTCTGTTGGAGTTCTGCCGCCAGAATGAGGAGTTCGCCCAAGCGGTGGCTCAGGGTGGCTCCTTCCCGGACTGTATGGCAGCGGTGGCCAAGGGGGTGGGCAGCTCCCTCTCTGATCTGGAGGCTTATCGACGGGCGGCAGCATTCTACTTTGACGGGGCCAGGGTCAACTTCACCATGACCATCCAGCTTGAGCCGGAGGAACCCGAGGCGGATCAAAAGGGCATCCTGCTGGATCTGACCGACTTCTTCTGAGGGAGGCGAGTGAGATGCAATCAGAAGCCACGCGGGCCACTTGGCTGGCAAAGCATGCTCCGCGTTTGCGGGAAGAAGATCTGGAGCGCATCAACGACATCTATCCAGCCTACCTGTTCCGCTGCCGGAAGACCCGGGAAATCTGGACTACCTGCTGTGGGCAGCATATCCATGTTTCTGATACGGATGATGCCTGGAAAGAGGTGATGGAGGCGCCTCACCACCGGGAACCGGAATCCTGGGAAGGACACGCATGCTACATAGGTGCTATGAGCGGGCAGCTTCCCCCAAAGCCGAAACTGGTTGCCTGTCCCATCTGTGGGAAGAAGGCAAAAGTGAAAGAACTGGGGCGCACCGGGAAACGGGATAACCTGTACGCCTATTATCGGGTGGTGGTTCTGCGGGCAAGGGAGGGTGCTCTGTGGGCCATGGCCTATGAGAGCAGGAAGTCTTACAAAGATGTGGAGTCGTTGACTGCCCGCCCACAGGTGGGTCTCCTGCGGGTCTATCGTTTTCTCCCTGGCCTGGCTGAAAAGGCTAGCCGCCTCTTTAACGGATATCCATGGACGGGCTATGTGTCGTTGGATGCTCCACCCACCAAGTTGCCCCTTCCCATAGGGGAGCCCTTCGGCTGGTGCTCCGCTGAGGGTATGGGATATACCGTGATCAATATAGACGAATTGCAGAGCAGCCCCTTCCGCTACTGTCAGACCGAGGCTTATTTGGGGGAGAAAAAAGAGCCTCCTCGTACAACAACGCTGATGCGTTATCTTACCCTTTGCACCCAGTGGCCGAGGCAGGTGGAGATGCTGGTGAAGCTGGGCCTTGAGAAGGCGGTGGATGACCTGATCCTGCACAAAGTGTGGAATAAAGCTGCTTTCCGATGGGCGGAGCCGGATCCCCAAAAAGCGTTTGGTCTGAGCCGCACGGAGCTGAAAGACTGGCTGGCTCAAAAAACCTATTTTGAGTACAGGCTGGACATGGTGGTATGGTACAAGCGGCTGCGCCGGGCAGGGCTGAAAATCACTTTTGCCGACCTGGAGGAGCTGCGCAAAGAGGCGTCCAGCGTGATGGGACGTCTGGTGGTCAAAATGGCCCGGTACAAGGTGGTGCCTGCACGTTTACTTTCCTATATCCGGAAGGAAAAAACACGGAAAGGCCAGAAGCGGATGACACTCAGCACCTTGCTCACCGAATGGGTGGACTACCTGGAGGACGCTGCGCTGCTGGGCTATGACTTGACCAATCCCATCTGGCTGATGCCGAAAGAACTACACGCCAAGCACATGAGCATGATGGGGCCTGCCGGAGCGGTCCGTGAGAAGAAAACGTCGGAGCGGTACCTAAAGCGGCTGAAGACCCTTGTCAGCCGTTATACCTTCAGCACTGACCGCTGGCTGATCCGTCCACCGATGTCAGCCATGGAAATTACAGCAGAGGGGAAGGCTTTGCACCACTGTGTGGGCGGCTACGCGGATCGCCATATCAAGGGGACCACCACAATCCTGTTTCTCCGCGACCGAAAGAAACCTGGTAAACCTTTGGTGACCATTGAGATGAGCGGAAATCAAATTATGCAGATCCACGGCTATCGTAACGATGTCGACGAAGCCGTCAAGCCAAGTGTAAAGTACGCCGGTATTCTGGAGCCGTGGCTGGCCTGGCTGGACGGAGGCAGTAAGCGGGACAAAAAGGGCTTGCCGGTTCTTCAGCTAAAGAAAGAGGGTGCGGCATGAGTAAGGAACCGATTCTGCTGAAAACGGGAGATCCCTGCCCCATATGTGGAAAGCCCATAAAAACCGATGACCCGGAGACGTTGCTTTTTCTGTCAAAGCTGGCGGAATTTATGCAGGAGGAGAAAGTGGGTGAGGGGTAATAAAGTGTGATTGATTGCGCTCCGGCCTTCTGCCGGGCGGGATCGCTCACCCGCCCGGGCCTCCTTTTGCTTCCCGGGCGCCCTGTTGATCTGAAGGCCTGCGTACCAACGTGGGGTAGTAGTAGGAGATACGGGGCGCCCGGCAGAGGGCCGGAGCATAGAAAAGGCGCCGCCCGATGGGGCGGCGCCTGCCCGACGTCAATCCTTGGTGTCAGTGTGGTAGACCTTCATGTGAGGGCCGGAAGTACCGGCGATGATGGGGTTCGCTTTTTCCTTCCCGTGCCTGGCGTTGCCTTGGATCTGGGGAACGGGGGCCTGGTCATTGCGGGGCTGGGTATGGGTCCGATCGGGACGGGCCATGCCTTGTTTGGCCATAGTATCACCTCAATACTTGTGTTTAAAACAGTTTCTTCACCTCATCCGCCACACGCTGGAGTTCCTCCAGGGTCGCGGGCTGCTGCTTGCGGGCACGGATCTGAGCCTGGATATAGCCAGGCAGCTGGGAGAAGTAGGCCTCCATGACGGGATCATTGACCAAGTTGGCGTATCTGTCGCTATACGTGGGTTCCATACAAAACACCTCCGATGATAGCATGCCCACTTGGCACAGTTATGAAAAGGGAAAGGGTGCTGATGATGAATTTGGAAATGGAAGAGAGCTCCATGGTGCCTGTGATGGTGGTGCGGGTACCGGTCATGCCCAGGGCGGATAAGGACCAGCTCCGGGATGAGATCATATCCGGTATCTTGGACGGGCTGCTCCTCCTGGAGGACGGCCTGCCCTACGAGGTGGTGGAGCTGCCGCTGCCCAGGGCATGGACGCCGGAACTGCGGGAGCCGGAGCCACCGCCCGGGCCAAGCCCGGAGGCAAGGGAGAAGAGAGAGATCCTGACCCGGCTCCAGGCCCACCGGAAGGCAAATGGGCTTGGATGCTTTGCCCCTCTGGCCAAGGCCTGCGGCAAAGGAATCACCGATACCATCCTCAGAAATATCTATAGCGGAGATGAAGTGTATCCCATTGAGGTGTGGCGTCAGGTGGGCAAGGGACTGGATAAGTTGGGCGGGCCTGTACCAAAGGATATTGGTGGATAGAATGGGAGATGTCGTCCGTATCGAGGAATGTATGCGTACCTGTGATAACTGTTTTTGGCACAACGATACTATGGGAGCTTGCAGACATCCCGGAGGCTGGTACTGGGATGAGCGTTATCATCATTGTGCAACATTTCGTCGGAGATTTTTCGTTGAGGATAAGGGAGGGGAACAGGGTGAAAAGTAAAAATTTGAGGCGGGTCACCATGCTGGTAACCGCCCAGACCGCAAAAAACCTGGAGCGATTGGCCCAGATGGACGGCCAGCCCACCATAGGACGGGTTATGGATAAGCTGGTGCGGGAGAAGATGCTTTCCCTACGGCAGCCGGAAAGAGAATGGACCGGACACTATATGGACCGGTTCCAAAAGGTGGATTGATGGCGAAGCGATTGAAAATTGTCACCGCCGGGCGGCTGGTGATGGCGGTGCTCTACTCCACACCCACGCCGCGCAGCACGTCGGAAGAGCGGGCCGCACTGCGGGAGATCTCCAGCGCTGCTCAGATGGCGCTGAACAACCGCCGGGCCTGGCAGAAGCTGGAGCTGCTGCTGGCCGCCAATTTCAGCCGCCGGGATCTGGTGATCGAGCTTACTTACGACGACACCCATCTGCCGCTCTCCAAGACGGAGGCTATCAAGCTGATCCGCAAGTTTTTGTCCTGGCTGCGGGCCCACCGGAAAGCCAGGGGCCAGGAGCTGCGCTATGTGTACGTTACTGAGCAACTCAGTGCCGAGGGCGGCCGGTTGCATCACCATCTTGTCATCAATGGCACCGGGGCAGACCTTGAGGTGCTAAAATCCCTTTGGCCGTATGGAAATGTCAAAATGGAGCAACTGGATGACTGGCAGGGGTACGAGGCTCTGGCCAAGTATCTGACCAAAGAGGCCCGGGAGGTGGGACGGCCGGAACCAGGGAAAAAGTGCTGGGTCTCATCGCTGGGCCTGAGAAAGCCGACGGTGGAGAGTGAGCTGGTAAAGGATACCCTGACTCTGGCAGCGCCGCCGGGCGCGATCATCCTCAGCGCGCCGCCGCCCGTCCGCAACCAGTATGGGGAATTCATCACTATTAAATATATTAAGCCGAAGAAAGGAAAGGAGAGGAAAGGAACCAGGCCACCGTCCAGACGGAGAAGAGAATAGCCTTCGCGTCTTTATTCGGTCTGGAAACAGGGTGCGACAAGTAAAAAAGCCCATAGAAAGTGAGTGAAAAAGTTGAAACCAACTCGCGAATGTGGTAAACTTATCGTAAAGGACGGATGGTTGATCTGCCCTGGCTGCCGCAAGCGTCTGCTCCGGGTGGAGATGGATACGGCGGCGCAAAACTTAATTGTCTACTGCCGCAACTGCAAGCGCACCGTGACGGTAGACATCGACAGAGGCCAGTGCTTTGAGAGCCAGAGCCCGACATGATCCCAGCGTGGGATGTGGTCGGGTTCTGGCTTTTTGTTTTGCCCGGAGGTGATAGCCCGTGGCCATGAAGCCGCTCCGACCGTGCCGGCATCCAGGATGCCCGGAACTCACTCGGGAGGGATACTGTCCCAAGCACAAAACCAAGCGAGCGGACCGCCGGGCCTCGGCGGAGTACCACGCTTGGTACAACCTGCCTGTCTGGACTGATGAACTGCGGCCCACCCAACTCTTACGGGAGCCCTGGTGCCGGGAGTGCGCCAAGCGTGGTATCCGCACCCGGGCCACTGTGGTGGATCACGTGGATCCACACCAGGGAGACTGGACCAAGTTTATCGACCGGGACAATCTCCAGAGCCTGTGCAAGCACTGCCACGACCGAAAAACAGCGCTGGAACAAACGAAAAAACGGCGGGAAAATGCAAGCCTATGAAGCCGTAATCGGAGGGAGGCTTGGGCGCACACCCGCGGGCCCGTCATGCCCGCCTGCGCCCGCGGCAAGCCCTTGGCTTGCCAAACCCTCCCCCACCCAGAAAAAGTTTTGAGACCGAGAGCGTAAGACCGTGCGCCCCCCTCCGTGTGGGATTTTCTCCCCACGGAGAAATAGGGCCGTTTGGCTGGGCATCGAGAGGAGGAATCAACATCGATCGCAACCGTCAAATTCGACTGCACAACTGTGACTGTTTGGTTGGCATGAGCCGTGTGGACACCGGAAGTGTGGATCTGGTCCTGTGTGACCTGCCCTACGGAACCACCAACTGCGCGTGGGATACGGTGATACCGTTTCAGCCCCTGTGGGAACATTACCAGCGGGTGCTAAAGCCACGGGGGGCACTGGTGCTCTTTGCAGCTCAGCCTTTTGCTACCGATCTCATCAACAGCGCTCGGAAGTTCTTCCGGTATGACCTGGTATGGGAAAAGAACTCCCCCGTGGGCTATGCCAATGCAAACCGGATGCCTATGCGCTCCCACGAGTTGATGCTGGTCTTTTACCATCGTTTGCCCAAATATCACCCCCAAGGGTTGGTCCCGCTGGAACGCCCGGTGGTGCGGCGTGGAGAACGCAAGGGCGGTGTCTATCGCCCCATGGGCAAGGAAAGTGTGCAGCGTTTTACCAACTATCCGCGCTCCGTACTCCGCTTTCCCAACCGGAAGGAACGTCGCTTTCATCCCACCCAGAAGCCGGTGGCGCTGCTGGAGTATCTGGTGCGGACTTACACCGACCCGGGAGATCTCGTGCTGGACAACTGTATGGGAAGCGGTTCCACAGCCATGGCCTGTCTGAATTCCGGCCGGCGCTTTGTAGGTTTTGAACTGGATCGGGGTTATTTTGAGACAGCCAGAACCCGGGTGGCGGAGTGGGGCGGATCAGTCACATAAACGGGAGAAAGGGGGGAGTGTATGCCCGGACCGAGACAACGCCTGGCCGTGCTGGAGGGAAACGGCCGGAAGCACCTGAGCAAAAGCGAAAAGGTCCAGCGGGCGGACCAGGAAGTGAATCTGCCCAAGCCCAAGACCATGCGGGTACCTAAGTGGCTGCCTCAGGAGTACCGGAAGGAGTTCCGGGCTCTGGCCAAGGAGCTGCTGGCCGCCGATATGGGGGCGGCCCAGTTGGATCGGGATACCCTGGGGCGTTATGTGGTGGCTCAGGCCCAGTATGCCCATGCCTGCGAGATGGCGGGGGAGGCCTTGACGGCCAATAACGCCGCCCTGGCGGAGAAGTGGACCAAGATCCAGGATACCTGCTTCAAGCAGGCCAGGGCCTGCGCCAACGATATGGGTATGACCATCACAAGCCGGTGCCGTTTGGTGCTGCCGGAGGGGGCCAAGCCCAAGGAGAAAAACCCCTTTGAGCGGATGATGGAGGAGCGGATGCACCGTGCCTGAGTTGCTCCAGCTGGGGCCGGTGCAGGTGTGTGCCCCGGATGATGGAGCCGTGCTGCGATACAGTGAGCAGGCGGTGCAGGATGTGCTGGACTTCTTTTCCCTGCTGTGCTTTGGCTCAAACGAGTGGGCGGGAGAGCCTTTCCAGCTGCTGGACTGGGAATTGGACGCCATTCACAGTTTTTACGGCATCCAGGAGCAGGACGAGGACGGCGGATGGAGCCGGTACCGGCGGTTCCTCTACGACGAGTTGCCCAAGAAGAACGGAAAGACGGAGTTCTCCGCCGGGCTGGGGCTCTATCATCTGCTGTGGGACGGGGAGAAGCGGCCCAAGGTGGGCATCTTCTCCTCCGACAAGGAGAACGCCGCCCAGGTCTACGAGGCGGCCAAGTACATGGTGGAGCACACCTGCCTGGGCGAGCCCGAGCACGACCCTATCGCCTGGGCGGTGGACTCCAAGCGGGAGATCCACACCAAGTACGGCGGCATACTGAAGGTATATTCCGCCGACGCCGTGAGCAAGCACGGATACTCCTTCAGTGCCATCATCTTTGACGAGCTCCACACCCAGCCCAACCGGCGGCTGTGGGACGTGCTCACCGCAGGCTCAGACGCCGCCCGGCGGCAGCAGGCGGTGATCGTCCTCACCACCGCCGGTGACGACCCGGACCGGAAGAGCATCGGCTGGGAGATCCATGAGAAGTGCCGGAGGCTCCTAGCTTGGCGGCGGGGAGAGCCTGAGCGGGAGCTGGATACCGACGATCCGGCATGGTGCCCCATCATGTACGGCATCTCCGTTCTCACCGGGGATGATCCGGACAAGATCGCCGATCTGGACATCTACGACGAGGCGGTGTGGTACGCCTGTAACCCGGGCCTGGGCCATAACCTGAAGCTGCGGGATTTCCGCAGAGAGGCCAGAGCCGCACGACAGAGCGAGAGCGCTGAGCGGCTCTTCCGGTGGCTGCGGCTCAACCAGTGGATCGCCACCCATGCCGTGGGATGGCTCCCATTGGGCCTGTATGACAAGACCCAGTGGAACCGGGAGGAGTGGCAAGGCCTGAAGGTGACAGCGCGGCGGCAGGCCGTCCGGGACTGCCTGGTGGGAAAGAAGTGCTTCGGCGGGCTGGATCTGTCCACCACCACCGACCTGACGGCGCTGACACTGCTGTTCCCGCCCCAGGAGGGGTTGGACAACTGGGTGACCTTGTTCTGGGCCTGGCGGCCGGAGGACGGGGTGGTGGAGGCCGAGCAGCGGGACCATGTGCCGTATCGGGACTGGGCCAGGGCGGAGTTTCTCACCCTGTGCCCCGGGGACATGGTGGACTTCTCCATGATCGAGGAGACGGTGGCCTGGTGCGCCGGCGTGTTTGACCTGGACACCCTTGGGGTGGACCCCTATCTCAGCCGCACGCTCACCCAGCGGCTCATGGACCGGGGCGTCAACGTGGTGGAGATCCCCCAGACCATCAAAGAGCTGTCTCCCGCTATGAAGGAGGTGGAGCGGCTGCTGCGCTCCCATGAACTGCTCCATGAGCACAATACGGCCGCCCGGTGGTGCTTCGGCAACGTGCGCTGCCATGTGGACGGCAACGAGAACCTGAAGCCCATGAAAAACCGCAGCATCGGCCGCATCGACATGACGGTGGCCTGGATCATCGCCATGGCCACGGCAATGGTGAAGCTGCCCCAGGGGCCAGATATCAATGAGCATGTACTTTCGGAAGATTGGGGGATTTGATTTGAAAGAAAAATTAAGGCGGGCGGTCAGGGCGCTGGGCCTCTATCTGGACGATCTGCTCCTGCTGGCTGGCGGGGGGTGCTTCGTCCGGGCTGCCCTTGACCTGGGCGGCCGGCCGGCAGCTCTGGCGACAGCAGGTGTCTGCCTGACCGCCTACGCCGTGGTGGTGGCCAGGTCCAGAGGGGGTGGCCGGAAATGATCCTGAATCAGGCGATGAGGCCTCGGGCCTCCGTAGATGAGACGCCTCTGCCATGGGAGCAGCTCAGCCACTGGTTTCAGCGGGTCTTTTCCGGGGAGGAGGCCATAGAGGCCAGCCGGGCAAATGCCGAGCATCTTTCGCCGGTGTCGGCGGCCCACCGGATCCTGACGAACTCCTTCGGCCTAATTCCCTTTGGCCTGTACCGGAAGGACGGAGACGCGCGTGTTGCGATAGATGACCAATCCCTCAACAGGGTTCTTAAAGTGCGGGCCAATGATTATATGTCCCCATTCATGTTGCGGAAGATCGTCATGTCCAACGCATTTTGGTGGGGGTTCGGCGCGGTGTGGAACCGGAAGGACGGCGCCGGGCATGTGATCGCCCGGATCCCGCTGCCCACTGACTGCTGCACCATCCGCAAGGACGCCAACACCGGGACCTACTGGTATGACTACAGCCTGGAAGGACTTCATAAGACCTTTGCCAATTCGGAACTGTCCTTCCTGTACTTCGAGACCTACGACGGTATTCGGGGGCGGGGCATGCTGGATCTGGCCCGAGAGGCCATTTCCGTGGACGCCATGGCCCAGCGATACAACAAAAAGTTCTACCAGAACGGCGCCCGTCTCTCCGGTATCGTGGAGGTGGATACCGACGCCAATCCGGAGACAAGACAGCGGGTGAAACAGGAGTTCCGCACCTTCGCCTCTGACGACGCCTTCGCTGTGGCGGTGCTGGATCACAGCATGAAGTACACACCTCTGGGCCTCAGTCAGAGTGATGCACAGTTCATTGAGAGCCGGGGCTTCACCGTGGAGGAGATCAGCCGGTTCTCCGGCATCCCCAAGCACATGCTCCAGACCGGCAAGGAGAGCTACGACAGCAACGCTCAGCAGCGGCTCAACTACGTCACTGACACCCTGCTGCCCTATGTGGTCCAGTGGGAGAGCGAGGACAGCTATAAGCTCATAGGCTCCCTACTGCGCCAGACTGGGGCGTACATCCACGGAAATGTGGAGGCACTGCTCCGGGCGGATCCCACCACCCGGGCGGACTTCTATGTGAAGCTCATCGAGCACTCGGTCATGTGCCCGGACGACGCGCGGGCCAAGGAGGAGCTGAACCCAATCCCCGGCGGGCTTGGGAAAGCGTTCCTGGTCACGAAAAATTTGGGCTCCCTGGAGTCCGTATTGAGAGGAGAGGATGGAAATGGCTGATATCGCGCTGCGGGGGGAGCTGTGGGATAACGACTCCGCCGATGTGCTGCGCTGGTGGGGATGGAGGGACATTACCGCCCCCATGGACATTGCCGCCGCCCTGGATGCAGCCGATGGGGAGGATGTGACGCTGCTGATCAATTCCCCCGGTGGGGACATGTCGGTGGGGCTGGAGATCCGGTCCATGCTCCGGCGCTACCAGGGCAATACCACGGCTTTGTTCCAGGGCTACGGGGCCAGTGCCGCCACCCTGGCGGCCACCGGTTGCCGCACCATCCAGAGTGAGCCTGGGGCCCTGCTATGCTACCACAATCCCAGCGGAGGGGCGGAAGGAGATTTCCGGGATATGCGCCGGGCGGCGGAGGCCCTCCGCAACGCCAGAGACTGCATCCTGGAGGTCTACACCGCCCGGAGCAGCGCCAAGACCCGGGAAGAGCTGGTTACCCTTATGGACAAGGATATTTGGATCACACCCTCCCAGGCCCTGGAGTACGGTCTCATTGACGAAATTGTGGGGCTCCCCATGGAGGCGGAGGACCCGGCAGCTTTTGTGGCGGCGGCATCCGGACGCATCCGGCTGACGGCGGCCATGCGGGAACAGTATCAGACCCATGTTGCGGGCCTGCGGGCGGAAGAGGCCCGGAAGGAACAGGGCAGACGCACTCTGGCACGGCTCAGGGCGCTTGCTGAATTTTGAGATTTGAAAGGAGAACAGTATGGATTTCATGGAGAAGATCACCGAGCTCCGGGCTAAAAAGGCCCAGCTGCTCACGGAGGCCGAGGGCCTGGTGACCGATGGCAAGATCACGGAGGCCAGCGCTATTTCGGACCAGATGGAGGCTATCAACACCCAGATCGCCGGCCTGGAGAAACTGGCAAAGGCCAGCCGGGAGGCGGCGGAGCCGGTTTATGATGGCGCGCTGCACAATCCCACTGCCAAGATCGCGGGAAAGAATGAGGACAAGCCCTTTGCCTCTGTGGGTGAACAGCTGATGGCCATCTACAAATTCCGGAAGAATCACGTGGAGGACAAGCGGCTCCAGCAGGTGAATAACGCTGTCCTGGGCTCCAATGAGGGCAGCGGTGCCGATGGCGGCTTTGCCCTTCAGACCGACTTTGCCGGCATGATCATGGAGAGCGCCGTTCAGCAGAGCCCCCTGCTCAACCGGCTGGACCGCTACACCTGCTCAAGCTCTGCCAACGCCATGCGGTGGGTAAGCGCTGACGAGACCGACGTGTCCAAGTCGGTGTTCGGCGGGGTCCAGATGTACTGGGCCAGTGAAGGGGCCGCGGTGGCTGCCAGCAAGCCCCAGTTCCGGGAGATGAAGATGGATCTGGAGAAGATGATGGGCTTCCTCTACTGTACCGATGAAATGCTGGAGGATGCGGCCTTTATGACCAGCTTTGCCAGTTCTTCCTTCACCCTGGCCGGGGACCGGCTGCTCACCGAGAGTGTCATCTGCGGCGACGGCGTAGGCAAGCCCCTGGGTCTGACCCATTCCAAGGCCCTGATCACTGTGGCCAAGGAGCAGAGCCAGACGGCCGGCACTTTCCTGGGAGCCAACGCCATCAAGATGCAGGCGCGGGCCATGCCCCGGAACCGGGACCGGCTGGTGTGGCTGATGCACCCCGATGTGGAGGAACAGCTGCCCAGCCTGGCCATCCAGAGCGGCGAGGCGGCCAAGTTCCTGTGGAACCCCGAGGGAGGCCTGGGCAACTTCGATACCCAGCGGGTGCTCAACAAGCCGGTGCTCTTCGAAGACAGCTGCTCCCCCCTGGGTACTGCTGGTGACATTATGCTGGTGGATCCCTTTATGTACATCCTCCTGACCAAGGGTACCGTCAAGCAGGACTGGTCCATCCATGTGGAATTCCTCACCGATCAGAACTGCTTCCGGGTTGTGTACCGTTGCAACGGCGCCCCCAAGGTGAGCAAGCCCCTGACCATCAAGAACAGCACCAAGCCCCGCAGCCCCTTTGTGGCGCTGGCGGACCGCAAGTAAGGAGGGTTTGAGATGAATCGGATCAACGAAGAACTGGTATTCCATACCGCCTTTGCTCCTCAGAGCGTGGCGGCCTCCACAGAGAAGACTTCCGACTACATCGACGTTTCCGGGGTAGAGGAGATCGTGTTTCTGGTCTCCGTCGCTCCTCTGGGGGCCAATAAGAGCCTGACGGTGACAATGCTGGCCTCCGACGACAGCAGCGGCGGCGAGGCGGAGGAGGTGGAGACGGCTACCTTTACCGATACGGTGGGTACCGCTCCTCAGACGGCGGTGGTGAGCTATCGCCCCAGCGCCCTCAGCGGCCGCTACATGGCGGTGAAGTTCCAGCACGATGCGGCAGCAGCCGTAGTCTGCGGCGTAGTAGTTGCTGCCAACACCATGTACTTGCCTGCTGCAAACGGCTGGACTCTGGTGGTGTGATATGGCCCTGACGGAGGAGCGGCGGGCCGGGCTGCTGGCCTACTGCCGCATTGAGGAGCCGACCCCGGATGAGCTGCTCACCCTGGAGACCCTGTATGACGCCGCCGTTGGCTACCTGGAGGGGGCTGGGATCGCCCAGCCCCCGGAAGGTTCCACCCGGCGGGCCCAGTATGACCTGGCGGTCAACTTCATGGTGCTCAGGGATTTTGATTTGAGAGATGCCGAGGTGACGGGTGCCATCCAGGACAACCCAGCCTTCCGGCGGCTCATCACTCAACTCAAGCTGACAGAGCCGAGAGAGGAGGCCTGACCCATGGCCTACATCGGAGCGGGCAGGCTGGACCAGCCTCTGGAGGTGCTGGAGCTGCGGGAGACAGCCACCGGCATATGGGAGTGGGTCACGCTCCGCCGGGCATGGGCTCAGGTGGAGCAGACCGCCAAGACCAACCTGTTCAGCAAAGTGGGCGTGGGGGCCAGGGACGCCGCCATCGTGATCCGGCGGCAGAAGCTCACCCTCCACAACGCCCTGCGCTGGCGGGGACAGCACCTGTTCCTCACCTCCATCACCCACCGGGACCGCAATCACCTGGACGTGGGGGCGGCGCTGGTGGAGCCGGTGGTCTGCACCGCCCAGAGCTACACCACCCGGGTGGGGACCGGAAACCGACCGGAAAAGGCGGAACAGCCGCCGGTTACATTCCCCGGCATCCTGACGGAAAAATACGTCCGCTATGAGCAGGAGGACACCTATGCCAAGGCCCGGAGAGGCCTGGTACTGGTGACCCCTAAGGTGATAGAGCTGTCTGAAGGCGCTCTGGTCACTGTTACAGAGGGGCCTGCCAAAGCGGTGTACAACGTGCAGGCGCGCCACGTGCTGGATCCGTACAAGCACGAGTATGAGATGGACTTCAGCCGGGATGTGTAAGAGGTGATGGTATGCAAAGCATTGAGATGAGCGATCTGGACCGGGTCCTGGACAGCTGGGACGAACTGCTGCAGGAGTTCCCCACTATGAAACGGGATCTGCTGGAGGATCTGGGAAAGAAGCTGCTCTCCGGTGTCCGGGGTGAGATCCGGGGCACCGGAACTGTCCAGAGCTGGCAGGAGCGGTACCTCGGCTCGAAAAACGGTTATGTGGCGGTGCGGCCTAAGGCCGACACCTACAAAGTGACAGCCCACGGCAAACGGTATGCCGTGGGCTATGTGACAAACGCCATTGAAAACGGCCACAGGCACCGCACACCCAGCCAGCAGCCCAGGGACGGCTATCATTACCGGCCCAGAATCAACACCCCGGCGGTGCCCGGGCGGCACTTCTACGCCGCCGTGCGGGGGCGGATGGAGCAGATGGGGCAATCCGAGGTGCAGGCCCTGGCTGCCCAGGTTGCCCGGAGACTGGAGGGCGGAACATGATCACAAGCACGGCAGTCTGTGATGCCATCGCCAGTGTGGTGGCCAAGCTGTGGCCGGAGCGGATGATCTACCGGGACTTCTGCCCGGTGGACCACAAGCGGCCCAGCAGCTATCTGTACGTGACCCAGTCCAGCCATGTGCCCGCCAACCTGTTCCTGGTGGAATGGACTATGGAGGCATCCGTGGAGCTGTTCTGCGCCACAGACGAGTATGACATCAGCTCCACGGAGGCGCTGCGGGCGGATCAGGAGGCGGTGCTGCTGGCCTTCGGCGCCCCATCGCTCCAGGTGGAGGGAGGCTGGGTGTCCCTGACGGCGAAGGGGGATGGCATGGAGGTAGGCTCCGCCTTTGTGACCTTCTCCGCCTCCTGGTTTGAGGTGCCTCCGGGAGCGGAAGACCCGGAAGAGAACGCGCCGCTGATGGAGCAGTTCCAGGTCAACGGCAAAGATATGAAAGTTTGAGGTGATTTGATTGGCAACGACCAATACCCTGCCCACCCTGAAGATCGCCTTTGAAAAGGCGGCGGCCACGGTGGCCAACAGGGCCAAAAAGGGCTATGTGGCCCTGTTTGTGCGGGATGAAAAGGCTCAGGGCGTCCACGCCCTGAGCAGCGACGCGCTGATCCCCTCCGAGCTGGGGGAGGCCAACAAGACCTATGTAAAGCTGTGCTTCCAGGGCAGCGACCGGGGAAGCCCCAGCCTGGTGTATCTGGTGGTCATCGCCACCGGCACCGATGATACCACCGCCCTGGAGGGCGGGCTCAAGTCCATTGAGGCATACTCCATCGACTATCTGGCCGGCCCGCCCGACGTGACCGACCAGGAGCTGGCCAAGCTGGTGGAGTGGGTCAAGGCCCAGCGGGAGTTGTACCGCACCGTGAAGTTGGTAAAGCCGTGGAAAACCGCCGGCAGTGACAACATGGGCATCATCGAGCTGGACGAGAGCGGCATGACGGACAAGGACGGAGCGGTGACCTCTGCGGAGTACTGTGGCCGCATCGCCGGCATCCTGGCCGGCATTCCCATGGGCATGAGCGCCAGCAACGCGGCGCTGCCCGAGCTCACCGCCGTCACCGCCCGCACCACGGCGGAGCAGACGGAGGCCATCCAGGCCGGAAAGCTGATCCTGGTCCATGACGGCCTCCAGGCCAAGATCGCCCGGGCGGTCAACTCCCTGACCACCATCCCCCCGGAGGGGAAGGAGGACTGGAGCAAGATCAAGATCGTGGAGGGGATGGATCTCATCTCCTATTATCTGCGCACCACCATCGAGAGCCAGTACCTGGGCCGCTATCCAAACACTTACGACAACAAGCAGCTGCTGGTGACCGCCATCAGTGAGTATTTCTCTTATCTGGAGAGCGCGGGCGTGCTCTCCCCCGGGGAGAGCTTTGCGGAGGTGGACTACGACCGGCAGCTTCAGTGGCTCAACAGTCAGAGCGTGGACACCAGCGCCATGACGGAGCAGCAGATCCTGGAGTACCAGACCGGCAGCTGGGTGTTCATCCGCTGCGGCGGCCGGCTGGTGGACGCTATGGAGGACTTTGAGGTCCTCTTCAACAACCTGTAAGGGAGGAGAAACATATGGCAAGATCCGGTATGACCGCACGGAAGATCCCCAACGGCACCTATGGCTCCGTGTGGGTGGATGCCGAGCGGCTGGCTGAGTGCTACGGCTGCCAGGGCAAGCTGGAGATCAGCAGCGATACCATCAATTTGTGCGGCCAGTTTATGGAGGCCCAGAAGCCTGTGAGCGGCAAGGGCACCGGCTCCCTGATGCTTTACAAGGCTGATTCCGGCATGATCCAGCGGATGCAGGGGGCCCAGGACGGGGATATCCCGGAGTGTACCATTGTGTCCAAGCTGGCGGACCCCGCCAGCGCCGGGGCGGAGCGTATCGCCTATTACGGCGTGCAGTTCACCGACGTGACCCTGGCGGACTGGCAGGCGGCCACCAGCGGCAAGGTGACGGTGCCCTTTACCTTCACCCGCTATCAGCTGCTGGACGCCATCCCGGTGGAATAAGGAGGATTTCCGATGGACAAGGAAAAGAGCGCCGTGCGGGCGCTGCTGGACATTCAGGTGGGGGAGCCGGAGACGCAGCAGGTCATGGTCCCCCGGCTGGGCCTGACGATCACCCTCCGGGAGCTGTCCTACAACAAGCTGGAGCAGCTGCGGGGCATCGAGGACGCCAATATCAATTACCTGCTGGCCTCGGTGGTGGATCCCAACTTCCGGGATCCGGCCTGGTACCGGGATCACATGGGCAGGCCCACTCCGGTGGACGCCATCAAGGATTTGTTCCGGGGCGGTGAGATCCGGGCCCTCGTCCGCCGCTGCGACCTGCTCAACGGCTACGGTCCGGGCGCTGTGATCTCCATGGATCAGGAGGACCTGCAGGACGCCGCCATCGGAGCGGCCATGGAGGACCTGGAAAAAAACTGACCCATGACACGGATCTGGCGGCGGCTCAGCTGCTGCTGATCCGCCACGGCATCTTCCCCGGCGACTACTTCCGCCGCAGTCCCGGGGAGCGGGCCGTGATCTGTGCCATGCTGCTCGACCATAACAGGCGGAGAGAGGAGGGAACCTAAATGCCCGCAGATGCCAGCATCGCCATGAGCGTGCAGGACAACTTGTCCGCAGCTATCGTAGCCATGAAGAGCTCTGTGACCAATTTTCGGTCGGATGTCAAGTACTTACAGGAGGAGCTGGACCGTCTCAATGCCACCCGGGTGCAGATGCGCGTGGATCTGACCGGGGCGAAACGGGAGGCCCAGCAGGCACAGAAAGCCTTTGAGTCTCTGGGAGATGCCGCCACCGAAGCGGAGCGGCAGGCGGCCGAGGCGGACTGGAAGAAGGCGGAGGAGAACCTGGAAAACATCCGCCAGCAGTATGACCTGGTAGGCCGGCAGGTGCGCCAGACCACCAGAGACATGGAAAAAGCCACCGGAGCTATCAGCCGGGCGGAAAACCGGGCGGGCGGCTCCGGAAGGATGGGGATGCTCTCCGCTCTGGGCCAGGCCGGGCTGTACGATATGCTGGGAGAGGCCGCAGGACAGTGGGCCAACACCCTGGTCAGCTCCGGCCTGGGCAGCGATATGGGCTCCCTGTTCTCCAGCGCCCTCAGCGGCGCCGGCAGCGGAGCGGCTATCGGAACAATGATTTTGCCCGGCATCGGCACTGCCGTGGGCGCGGCCGCCGGCGCCGGGATCGGGCTGCTCACCGGCGCCAGCCAGGTCTACGAACAGCGGGATGAGGCATTCAAGTCCTACGTGCAGGAGGCGACCCAGGGACAACTGGATGAGATGTCCGAATCCATCACCTCCGGCAGCGCCACCGCCGCCCAGCGGGAGCTGGACGCCATCGCCTTCAACCAGCTGCTGGGGAAGGGCGTGGGAGATACCTACCTGGAGGACCTGCGCACCATGGCGGCCGACACCCCCATGGAGTATGGTGACCTGACCCAGATGAGCCGGTCCCTGGCCACCGGGTTCGGGGACGATCCAGACCGGATGCTGGAGCTGCTGGAGGGCCTCGGCAACGCGGGCAGCGCCGTGGGCACCGACGCCTCAGGTATGACCTACATGGCCCAGGTGATGAGCCGGATGCAGTCAAGCGACATGTTTAGTCGAGAGGACATGAATGCATTCCAGGATCGAGGTATCAACGTCCTGGAGATGCTGTCCGAGGCCCTGGATAAGACCCAGGGGGACATCTACGAGATGATTTCCAAGGGCAGTATTGGGGGCCAGGAGGCGGTTGATATCATCCAGAAGGGCCTGGACCAGTACGCCGGGGCAATGGACCAGATGTCCCAGACATATTCCGGCCTGACTTCCACCCTGGCTGACGCCCAGACTGAGATGGACAACGCTTACGGCCAGGGCTACAACGAGACCCGGAAGCAGGGCATCCAGGCGGAGATTGACTACCTCAGCGGAGAGAGCGGCGCCATGATCCAGGAGGCCAATCGGGCAATGGGCGCCTGGCAGGCCGAGCTGGAGAACAGCAAGGAGCAGTACATCCGGGACGCCATGGATGCTGTCATCAACTCCGACGAGTACAAAGCTGCCATTGAGAGCGGCACCGACGAGGGCATGGCCGAGGCTGGCCGTATGCTGATGGAGGCCAAGGTGGCAGGTATGAACGAGTACAACGCATCCGAGGGTGCCCAGCTGGTCCTGGAGTCCGAGATGGCCCTGGCCACCGGTATCCGGGAGGACGCATCTTCCAACCAGGCCTATTGGGACGCAGGTTACCGAAAAAGCCAGGAGTACAGCAAGGGCCTTGCCGCCGGCCTGCTTGAGCTGGTTGGCACCGGCACGACCTCCTCCGGCCGCAGCAATTATCATAACCGTGGCTATGACAGGGACGAAACCCCCACTACCGGCCGTAGCAACTACCATGACCGGGGCTATGCCTACGGTCTGGCCAGGGTGCCCTATGACGGATATGCCGCCGTTCTCCACCAGGGAGAGCGGGTGCTCACCGCCCGGGAGGCCCGGGAGGACGACCGGAGCAGAACGCCTATCCAGATCACCATTACCGGCAACAGCTTCGGTGCCGGGGTAAGCGCGGAGGAGATCGCCCAGCGGCTGGCCGATGCGCTGGAGGTCAAGCTGGCGGCGGGGAGGGTGAAAACATGAGACGGATCATGTCGTTCCTGGAGGAGGGGGCGGGAAAGGAGCTGGTGCTGCCGGTGACCCCCGCCTCCTACACCTGGGAGCACGCCAACCGGGTGGAGACCATCCAGCTGGACCGGTTGGGGGAGATCAACCTCCCCGGCGGCGCGCTGATGGGCAGCTGCACCCTGTCCGACGTGCTGCTCCCCGCCCGGCTCTATTCTTTTTGCAATCCGGGCGCGGTGGCCAACCCATACATCTATCTGGAACAGCTGGAGCGGTGGAGCGACGCCGGCACGGTGGTACGCTGGCTGGTGTCCGGCACGCCTACCAACGCCCAGGTGCTGCTGGAGAGTATCTCCTACGGCGAGCGGGACGGCACCAACGACCTCTATGCCACCCTCATCCTGAGACAGTACCGCAAGCCGGAGACCCCGGTGCTGGCGGTGTCCGGCGGGGGTGCGGAGACCGCCAGAAGCACCGCCACCGGCGCCGCCGTAACCCGCACCTACACCATCCGGGCGGGGGACACCCTGTGGGGGATCGCTCAGAAATATTACGGCAGCGGCTCCTATGCCGCCAGGCTGGCGGCGGCCAACAGCGGGGTCATCAAAAATCCCAATCTCATCTATCCGGGCCAGACCATCACCATCCCGCCGGTGGATGACCTGCCGGCGGCCATGGCGGCCAGCGCCAGCGTGGCGGTGGCCAACCGGACCACGACGGCCTATGATCCGGACGCCGCCCGGTGGAAGATGCAGCTGGTCAAAGAGCAGGCGGCCATGAGGTGAGACTATGGACTATGACCTGATTCTGACGGCCCCGGGAGGCGCTACCGACCGGGACACGACACAGCTGATCAAGGAGCTCAGCTGGAGCGGAAGCGTGGACCAGACGGCCCGGGAGCTGTCCGCATCTATGGCGGTGCCCAGGGACGGCAGTGTGGAGCCACCCGCCCTGGAGGAGGGGGCGGTGCTGACCCTGCGGCTGGACGGCGAGACCCGATTTACCGGGCCGCTGCTTACGGCCACCGCCACCTCCCAGGATGCGCTGGTGGATCTGTCCGCCTTGGACCGGGGGCGGTACCTGGTGGGCAACGAGGGGTGGTATAAGTTCACCGGCGCGACCCCAGAGGAGGCGGTGGCCGCCATAGCCCGGGACTACGGTATCCCGGTGGCCCGGCTGGCGTCCACCGGGGTGCCGGTAAGCCGGAAGTTTGCCGGAGTGGCTCTGGACAAGATCATCCGTACCCTGTACGCCAAGGCGGGGGAGCGGACCGGGAAACGTTACCTGGTCCGCTTCACCGGGGACGGGCAGCTGGAGGTGGTGGAGCGGCCCACCTCCGCCTCCATCACCATTGCCTCCACCATGGGGGTGACCAACACCTGGGACATCACCGACTTGCAGAACGCGGTGGCCATCCGCAGCGACACCGGCGCCCTGGTGCGCCGGGTTGAGGACAGCGCTTCCACCGCCCTCAACGGCCGCCTGGAGCACGTGATTATCCAGCGGGACGGGGAGGACGCCCAGGAGGAGGCAAAGGCCTGGCTGGCCGCTCACGGCCTTCAGCAGCGGCTCACCGTGGAGACTTTGGGAGATCCCCGGCTCATCGCCGGGGAGGCGGTGATCTTGCGGGATACCGGCAGCGGGGTGTCCGGCCTCTTCTGGATCGATGCCGACACCCACACCTGGAAGAACAAGCAGTATTTCTGCAAGGTCACCCTGAATTTCCGCAATCTGCTGGACGACACCAACGCGGGGAGTGAGATCTGATGCGTACCTTTGAGGAAAACATGGGCCGGATTGCCGAGAGCATGGGGCGGGCCGCCGGGCTGGTGGGTAGCCCCTCCGCATTTTTCATCGGTACGGTGATGGAGGCCGGGCGGGGCAGACTGCGGGTCAGCTGCGGCGGCCTCCAGCTGGAGCCGGAGGACCTGTACCTGGCGGTGGGCCTGGACTACAAATGGCAGGAGGACCACGGGGAGCTCAACCTGCTGCGGAAGGGCGACCGGGTGGTGCTGCTGAGTCAGGACGGCCAGGACTATTATCTCATAGCGAGGATGGTGAGAGCATGAGCCTGTTTCCCCTGTTTCCCACGCCCGGGAGCGGGCGGACGGAGCAGCTGCCCCTGTACACAGACGTGGCTATGGACTACGACGCCGGCACGCCCCGGTGGGAGAGCGGCAATCCCGTGACCGTCACCGGCCTGGAGGCGGTGAAAAGCTGGGCCTGGCGGGCTGTGGCCACCGCCCGGTACCGCTGGAGCGCCTTTGACTGGTCCTATGGCTGCGAGCTGGAGAGCCTGGTGGGTCAGCCTTACCAGGCGGAGACCAAGCGCAGCGAGGCGGTGCGCTACGTCCAGGATGCCCTGCTGGTGTCCCCGTACATCACCGCCTGCTCGGTGTCCAATGTGACCTTTGACGGCTCCACCCTCCACATGGAGGTGGAGTTTTCCAGCATCTACGGCAAGGAGGAGTTCTATGTTTGACGATCGCACCCAGGCGCAGATCAAGGCGGAGCTGCTGGGGGAGATCTCCCCGGACACCGGCCTGTCCGCCATGGCCGGGAGCTACGCCGACGCCACCATCGGTCCTGTGGCCGGGCAGATCAGCCAGGTCTACAAGGCCCTGCCCGCCGTCACGTCCATGCTGTTTATTGATGAAACCTCCGGCGGATACATCGACCTGGTGGGAGAGACCTATTTCAACATCACCCGCCGCCCGGGCACCCGGGCGGTGTGTGACATTACCCTGACGGGGGACCCGGGCACCGTGATCCCGCAGGGCGCCGTCTTCTTGACCGCCACCGGCCTGCGGTTTGCCCTGGAGGCTGCGATGACCATCCCGGCGGAGGGCACCGCTGTCGGCCGCCTGGAGGCGGCGGAGGAGGGTGCGGCGTACAACATTTTGGCCGGGGCCATCACCAGTATGTACGTCAATGTACCCGGCCTCGCCTCCTACGTCAACGGGGAGGCCTCCGGCGGCACCGACACGGAAAGCGACGCCGCCCTGTGCCAGCGCATCGCCGAGCGCCGCCAGAAGCCCATCAACGGGGCAAACGGCTGGCAGTACCGGGCCTGGGCCATGGAGATCCCCGGCGTGGGGGAGGCCAAGGTGGTGGAGCTGGCCAACGGGCCGGACACGGTGAAGGTCTACCTGGTGGACAGCAACATGGAGCCTGCCGCCGGGGAGATCGTGGAGGAGGTCCAGGAGCTGCTGGACGCTCAGCGGCCTGTGGGCGCTGCCCCGGAGGCCGCCGCCCCGGAGACGCTTGAGATCTCCGTGACGGCCACGGTGGTGCTCCGCTCCGCCGTATCGGCCGAGACGGTGCGCACGGAGATGGAGGCCCGGCTGCGGGAGTATCTGGCCGGCCTGGTGAAGCAGAACTACGCGCAGATTTACTATACCCCAGAGGAGGACAGACCGTACACACTGATCTATAACCGGCTGCTGGCTCTGCTGCTCACCATCGACGGGGTGGAGGATGCCACCAGCCTCACCGTCAACGGCGGAGCGGAGGACATCCAGGTGTCGGCCGGGCAGGCGCCGGTGCTGGGGAGCGTGGAGGTGACGGTCTGATGGAGCAGATCGACCTGATGGCCCAGCTGCCGGAGCTGTACAGATTCCTGCCCTTTGCCGAGCTCCAGCGGGTGCTGGGGCTGGCGGTGGCCCGGCTGCGGCAGGATGTAGAGTTTACCATGGCCCAGCTGTGGCCCCAGACGGCCTCCGGATGGGGGCTGGAGCTGTGGGAGACCGCCTATGGCATCCCGGTGGAGCCGGACAAGACGGACGCTGCCCGGCGCACCCGCGTCCTGTCCAAGCTGAGAGGGCAGGGGACGCCCACGGCGGAGCTGATCCGCTCCGTCGTGCTGGCGTTTGTGGATGGCACGGTGGAGATTGTGGAGGATCATGGGGCCTATTCCTTTTTGATCCGCATCGTCCCGGATTCCGGCCTGCCGCCGGATGTGGACGCCATCCGGGCCGCCGTCAACGAGATCAAGCCCGCCCACCTGGGCATGGCCCTGCTGGTGCTGCTGATGCTCCGCCGGGAGCATCGGCTCTACACCGGCTTCGCGGTGCGGCTGGGGCGGAGTCTGACTGTGGACTGTGAGATCCCGCCCGCGCTGGATGTGACCTACCTAGTGGACGAGAACGGGGACCTGCTGGCCGATGAGGCCGGCAACCGCATCATAGACGAGGAGGATTGAAACCATGGCATTGAAACTGACGCCCAGCGGGATGGATCTGCTGCTGCGCACCATCGCCGGGGAGGCGACCATTGAGTTTGCGGCCATACAACTGGGCAACGGGGCGGACGCCGGGGAGAGCGCCGCCGCCCTGTCCAATCCGCTGCTGACGGCGGAGATCTCCAAGTATGAGATCGGCGACATCTTTGTCACACTGACCTATGTGTTTTCCAACGGGGAGGTGGAGGCCGGGTTCCGGGCCACGGAGCTGGGGGTGTTGGCAAAAGACCCGGACGCCCCGGAGCGTACCCTGCTCTACGCCTATGAGTACACCCAGGAGAGTCAGGCCGACTACATTCCGGCCAGCGCGGATAAGGTCTTGGAGACCCAAATGGATGTGCTGGTCTACATCGGGGATGCCCAGAACGTCACCGCCTCCATCTCCGAGAGCCTGGTTTATGTCAGCAAAGCAGAGTTTGATGATTTTGTTGCCCGGCGGGACAACCCGCACCAGGTGAGCAAGGAGCAGGTGGGTCTGGGCAACGTCCCCAACGTGTCCACCAACGACCAGACGCCCACCTATACAACGCCTGCCACCACGGCAGCTCTGTCCAGCGGAGAGAAACTGAGTACCGCCATGGGCAAGATCGCCCGGGCGGTGGTGACTCTCATCTCGCACCTGGCCGACCGGAGCAACCCCCACAAGGTGACGGCAGCTCAGACGGGTGCCGCTGCGGCCAGCCACAAGCACACGGCCACGGATATTACCTCCGGTACCCTGGGCGTTGCCCGTGGCGGGACGGGGGTGAGCAGCTACGAGGCGCTGCGGAACAAGCTGGGGGTGAACTGCAAAGCGGAGAGGCTCCAGACAGGGGCGCTTACCAATCTGGGCAATTATTGGATGGCTGCGTGGTGCCGCATGAATGGGATATATGTTGTCCTTGCGTGCGAAAAAGGCGCTATGGCAGACCAGGCCATATTCTGCACCTCGGAAGACGGCCTCAGGTGGACGGTAGGGTACCATGGGGCTGATGACTATCTCGGGATTGCGTGCGGAAATGGGATATTCTTGGCGGTCGGAATAAATAAAATTGCGTATTCCACGGATGGGAAAGTATGGTCCGAAATCGAAAATGAATCTGGTGTATACGGATCGCGAGGATACCTGACATATGGAAAGGGCTTGTTTGTCAGCTTCCCTGGCGGGAACGCGGCCTCGTCCGGGTATCTGCATTTCTGGACATCAAAAGACGGGGTGGCCTGGACGCAGCACAATACGCCGGTTCTCCAGGCGGGGGATGGATACCTTGGTGTATCATACGGGAACGGGAAATTTGTTGCAGTAACCTACAAAGGATATGTATCCGTTTCTGATGATGGCGTATCATGGACTGCGCTGCAAAAGCGGCTCGATTTTGTGGATGCAGATAACACAAAAGGGCTTGAACTTATCTATTCGAAAGTCCTGAAAAAATGGCTTTGCTGTGTACAGTCAAGCGCTGTGGGTATGCCAGCTTATATCCAGGTCGCGGTATCGAATTATGATCCGAGCCAGTCCTGGACAGTCCAGAAATTTGAGGATATATCCATATCCGGACCCAATGAGCAGATTATGACGGACGGAAATGCTCTTGTGCTGAAGGTGTCCGGTAATCAGCTGTTGGTGACTAATGATGGGTTTACCTGGTCCCTGGTGGATGTGCCTGATGTTGTATCGGCTTCCTTGATTATTTCCGGGGAAGGGAGGTTTCTGGCTGTGTCGGAGGACCTGGTGATGACATCCATAGACGGGCAGCTCTGGAAAACGGATTTTTTTCGCATCCTGGATTTCAGCGGAAACGAATACGGCATATTAGGGAGGTGAGCAGGCATGGCGACGACGAAACTGGGCGAAAAGCCCATTGTGGAGGAAATCGGTGACGGTGATCATTTCATCATGGAGATTAACGGAAACATCCGGAGGTTTCCGGCGGCGGCCATATCTCCATCTGTCCCGGTCATAGACCTGGTGTCTCATGGCGTGATCCTGAGTGCTGCGAGTGCTTCGGAAATGATACCGGAATCGGTCGGAGAGCAGATCAAAGCGGCGGCTATGGCAGGCGGAGCCATAATAAAAATTGTATTTTTAGCCGATGGGATTCCGCTTCCCGTGCAGGGATACTTTTCCGGGGCGGCAATTGAGATGGCGAATACCTATCAACTTTCTGGCCGATTCTATCTTAACGGCGGTATAAGCGTTTTCTTGAGCCTTAAGAATTCGATGACCTATTTATCATTGGAAATGGTCCCTGATCCCGACCCGTTGCCGGAGCCTAATGTGGACGGCGACTTTTTAAGGGCGCGGGATGGGGCCTGGGTATCAGAGGCGGTTCCTGCAGCTGAGGAGGCGAGTTTCTGATGGCTGAGTATATGATCAAGGACACCACCCTGACGGCCATTGCAAATTCTATCCGTGGTAAGACTGGCGGAAGCGCCCCTATTCCTGTCCCCGAGATGGCGGAGGCAATCTCTGACATACAGTCTGGGGAATTTGTGGTTGGCCTGCCTGTCGAATTTGATCTGGAGGGCTGGGACCCGGACGTCCAAGGGACCACCTACGAGCTGGTGTGCACCGGGTACAAGATCGGGGACGGCGGGCTCCAGATCGGCCTGATGCCGGATTCACCGGCCGTCAACACCCAGGCGGTGGTGGCGGCGGCGCTGAGCATCGTGGATACCGCCGTCACGGAGCCGAACCAGGAGAAAAAGACAGCGGGATCTGTCACGGTTACCATTAATGCCGTCAATGCCCCTGACCGTGATCTGACCATTGCGCTGTTCGGCCTGGAGGCGTGTGAGCCTGTGCCGGTTACGGAGGCAGCCATCACGGGGCTGACGCCGCCGGCGGCGGGTGCGGCGCCAGTGATGGAGATCGACAACGAGCAGTACTCCGGGTCGGTGGCGTGGGCCCCGGAGATCAGCGGCGGGGCGTTTGCCGCCAGCACGGCCTACACCGCCACTATCACCCTGACGGCCAAAGTGGGCTACACCATGCAGGGTGTGACGGCCAATTTGTTTACGGCCGCCGGGGCGTCCGGCGTCAGCAATGCCGCAGACAGCGGCGTGGTGACGGCGGTGTTCCCGGCCACCGGGGAGGTGACTGTATGAACGTGCTGAAGCACGTGGCCGTCATCGCGGATGGCAACGGCCGGTGGGCGGAGCGCAGGGGGCTGGAGCGCTCCGCCGGCCATGAGCAGGGCCTGAACAAGGTGGAGGACATGATGCACTGGTGTGTGGACCTTAGAATCCCGACGCTGTCTGTCTATTGTTTCAGCTGGGAGAACTGGGCGCGTCCGAAGGCTGAGGTGGACAGCCTCTTTGCCATGGCAAACCACTACTTCGAGCGGTGGCCGGAGTTTGCGGAGAACAACATCCGGGTGGTCATCTCAGGCACCAGACAGCGGGTGCCTGCTGAGAGCCTGGCAAAGATGGATACCATCCAGCGGGAGACAGCCCACTGCACCGGCCTGACCCTTAATCTGTGCTGTAACTACTCCGGCCGCATGGAGATCGCGGACGCGGTGGCCCGTGGGGCCAGGACGGAGGAGGAGATCACGGCGGCCCTGTATCAGGACCTCCCGGAGCCGGATCTGATTGTCAGGACCGGCGGGTACCAGCGGTTGTCCAACTTCCTGCTGTGGCAGTCGGCCTACGCCGAGCTTTACTTCACCGAGACTTTGTTCCCTGACCTCTCCCTGGGGGAGTTCAAGCACGCGATTAAGCGCTACGAGACAACGGCGCGCAAGCATGGGGGGGTGGTCTGATGCCGTACACTTCGGGGCAGTACAAATACCTCCTGTTCCGGCGGCTCCAGCGGAGCTTTTCCATGCAAAATCCAATGGAACGAGCGTACACCCAGGCGTTTTTCTGGTCCCTGTTCGCGGGCGTGACGGTGACGGAGGCGGCCTACAACAACTTTGTGTCCATGATGGATGAGCAGTTGGACTACATTGGGAAAAAGGGGATATACCTCTGCGAGGATATTCCCACCAAGGATGTGGAGGATGGCTCCCTGCTGCTGATCGACGCTTTCGCTGAGATCGGGATCGAACTGTCGATTTCAGAAGGTGGAAGCGGCTATCAGGCCGTTTTCAAAAAGCCGGACGGCGAGACCCTGACGTACACGGTTTCTCTGCTCGGGACCAACTATTTTTTGATCAATGCCAGAGCTGGAATGACACTGCCCTATGCCCGGGCATCGTCTGCGGCTTATAACCTGGAGGACATGACGGTGGAGGACGGGGACAGCCTGAACCCGAAAATCGCCGGGCCCGGGACCTGGTGGAGCTATGCGGCGGAGACCCAGACAATGACCATCACAGGGACGGGGGCCTACGCCGGGGCCACAGTGGACCATCAGCTGGGCAGCGGTGCGTTTACCACCCTGATCGTAGGTGCGGAAGTTTCAAGGCTGCTGGAGTGCTGCATGATGAGCAGCGAGACCGCCCTTGTGCTGCTGACTCCGGCGGACGGGCAAATTACCCTTGATCCCAAGTTTAATGCCAAATACGGCAGCTGTGGGGACACGGATGTCCCGCTGGACGTGTACACGGACTGCGCGGCGGCGCGGACGATCTTGAGCGGGGCGGAGTTTGCGGAGACCATCACGCTGCACCCGCTGTCAGACTGGGAGGGGTGAGCAATGGAATATAAACTGCTGGACGCACCGGCGGCGTTTGCCGAGATCGCCCGGATGGAGGCGGCGGGCGAGGAGGGAGTTGTGGTAAACATTGCCGAGCGTCTGTGGGCAGGATGTGCCCCGGACGATGCCTATCGGGAGGAGGTGCGCAAGGCCCACGACATCCTGATTTTCCATAGCGGATACCGGCCCGGCATGGTGGATCTGGTTTTCCCTGGAGATCTGTGCATCTGTGTGATGGAGCGGCGTCACAGTTTCCCTGGGGATGGGATATTGAAGGCTGCGCAGCAGCATTTGAACCGGCGTGGTATTTCGGCAGTGGCATACGGCAGCGACTTTCTTGTGCGCGGAGACGACGGGAATGTTTATAAAGCCGGAAGCTACGGTATCGTGCGGGCCGGAGAACTCTGGGAGACGACGGTTCACATTTCCATCCACGCAGACATGGAGCTTCTTCGCAAGTTCCGACAGGAACAGACTGAAATGGAGCGGATAGGGCTAAGAGTGTACGGTGTTGCAGCAGAAGATGTGCTCAACGATATTTTGGGTGCAGATAACACGTTGGGGGAGTTATGAGAGCGCTTGTTTCGCTTAACTTACTTGACTTATGCTTCACGCTCTACGCTCTGTCCCTCGGATATTCAGAGGCCAACCCGATCATGCAAGATCCTACGGTCATGGTAATCTACAAATTAACCATTATACCGATACTGGCTTGGATCCTGCAACGGCTGAATGCCCGTCGGGCGCTGGCATCGCTTGCATTGGTGTACGGGATCGTCAACCTGTGGCATATCTATGGGCTGTTTTTGAGGTGATAAAAATGAAAACAATTACAGCATCTCCGGGCATCGTTCTCTCTTTGGGACGGGAAGGAGAAAATGCGGTACGGCAAGTTATTTTTGACATTACAGACTGGCATAGCGAGTTTGGCGCGGATGGCACCGTTGCGCTGCTCGCCCAGCGGCCTGGGGAGACTGAACCATATCCCGTTGATATCGTGGTCTCCGGGTCCGCGGTGACGTGGCTTGTGTCGGCTGCGGATACGGCAAAGCCAGGCATTTACGGACAGGCCGAGCTGCAATACCGCATTGGCGACGTTGTGGTAAAATCAGCCATCTGGCGCACGTTTATCGCTGACTCCCTGGGCGGCCCATCTCCCGAACCGCCTGAGCCGCAGCAGGCATGGGTGGATCAGGTGATGGACGCGGCTCAAACCGTAGAAACCGCTGTGGTTAACGGGCCGAAAATCCAGGACGGCAACTGGTGGGTGTGGGACTTTGAGAGCGAGCGGTATGTAGACACCGGTGTAGCCGCATCAAACAGTTACACTTTGCCCACCGCCACATCGGTTGCGCTGGGTGGCGTAAAAGCAGGCCCAGCCCAGGCCGGAGACACACAGCCCGTCAGGATTGGAAAAAACGGGATGCTCTACACCGCAGGAGCTAAAAATCCAGTCCACATCAACCTTGCTTCCTATGGCGCACCTGTTGTGCTCGCTGTGCTTTCAATGATCGAATCCGGCATCAAAGAGTATGCACTGCCGCTCCCAGATGCGCCGGAGATTTTGGCGCTTATAGCTCAAAACCCAGATAACGCCTTTTTTGACATGACTCTTCCGTCGGCTTCATCAATGACATACTCTGCTGCAGTTTCCGGGTACACTTTAGGCCCGGATTCTAGCACGATTGTATGGGCCGATGCAAAAATAGCGATTTATCTAGACAATCAGGCCGGAATTACAGGGTGGATAGGGGGATATTTAGGCATTCTTCCGGCACAGCCAGACGCTGCAAACCTGTTAATTCGGCTCACGGATGTCCCGGGGAGCGGCTAATTGCCATATGCTTAAAGATATTTAGCTGGTGAGGTGACATTATGAAGAAAATCGCATCTATCCCTCTGACTCGTATCGAGCGGCTGTCCATTGTGGTGACCAATTGCCGCACGACGCTGGATCAGGTCAAAGCGGAGACCGGCGCAGACCATATTTTGAACGGCGGCATGTGGAACGGTGACGGAACACCCTGCCGGGGATTGAAGGCAGACGGCAAGCTGCTGTCCGCCACCCCTTGGGGAGATCTGGCGGGCTATGGCTGGAACACGCCGCTGGATCTCGCGCAGACCACAGCCTGGCAGGAATTTGATAATTACATATGCACGTCGCCGCTGATCGTGGACGGGGTGCCGCTGAAGGATATCCCGTATGACAGAGCACAGGGCGGAGCCCGGCCCAGGAGCGCCATGGGCATCGTGGGCAGCTCACTGCTGCTGTACTGCACCAATTCCGCTATGACGCCGGAGCAGCTCCGGGACGAGCTGGCCGACCGGGGATGCGGCTCGGCCATGATGCTGGACAGCGGCACCTCCAGCCAGTGCGACTTTGACGGAGATCAGATCCAGGGAGGAAAGCGGCCCCACAACTGGATCTGTGTGTGGGTAAAAAAAGAGGCGGCACCTGAGCCGCCGGAAAGTGAGGAAAGTATGGGAAAATATCGCGTGACGCCGTCCATCGGCCTGAATATCCGCAGCGGCCCTGGGACAAGCCACGACAAGGCGGGGGCCTATTCCTGCGGCACTGTGGTGGAGATCCTGACTGTTCAGGACGGCTGGGGGCAGACCGACAAGGGATGGGTGTCTATGGAACATCTGGAGCCTGTGGAGGCCATCCAGCGGGTCACGGATACCGGCATAGCCATCCAGGTGGACTACATCCCCAAGGGCCGGAAAAACCGGCCCGGCGGGACGAATCCGGATGACGCGATCACCATCCATGAGACAGGCAACGACGCCAAGGGCGCGGATGCCGCCGCCCATGCGGCCTGGCTCAAGAGTGACGATGCGGCCGGGAAGTACATCAGCTACCACTTTACCGTTGACGATCACTCCATTGTCCAGCACCTGCCGGACAGCGAGCCTGCCTATCATGCCGGGGATGGCGACAATGGCCCCGGAAACACCACCAGCATCGGGATCGAGATCTGCGTCAATGAGGACGGGGACTTTGAGCGGGCCAAGGCAAACGCGGCATCTCTGGTGCGCCTGCTGATGGCGGAGCATGGCATCCCGCTGGACAAGGTGGTGCAGCACAACCACTGGAACGGCAAGGACTGCCCCAAGACCATCCGGGCCACCCCAGGCGGCTGGGAGGCGATTCTGGACCTGTGCGATGGCTGCGATCCGGAGCAGACGGAGCTGGAGACTGCCGTGGATACCCTGGCCGCTGCCGGTATCCTAACCGCTGTGGATTACTGGAAGGGAGACGCCTACTCCAGCAGCAACGTTCATGCTCTGATCAAGAGCATGGCCGCCTATGTGCGGGGAAAGTGAGGGAATGGGTATGGAAAACATCTTTGCCGCGTTTGCGGATAAGGCTAACCTGATATGGGGAGCTGTCCTGACGGGGCTCTCCTACGCCTTTGGCACACACTGGCCTCTGTTTGCATTTTTCTTTGCACTGAATGTTGTGGATTACATCTATGGAATCCTCAAGGCTAGAGCCACAGGAACCATGTCCAGCGCAAAGGGGGCAAAAGGCGTTATCAAAAAGGTATCCTACTGGGTACTCGTTGCTTTGGCTTTCGGCGTTTCATCTGTGTTTAATGATGTTGGGATCGTGCTGGGTTTGGATCTGTCGTTCCTTCAGCTTATCGGTTGGTTTGTTCTGGCTATTTACATTATCAATGAGCTTACCAGCATTGTGGAGAATATGGTGGCGCTCGGCGTTGACGTGCCAGCCGTCCTCATTAAAGGCCTGGCCGCCGCCAAAACCGCAGTTGATGAAGGGGGAAACAAAGTGGTTCCGGATTCCCTGGATGGCAATGCAGAAAAAAGTGAATCAGACGATCAATAG